TCATTAGCTTGGCCAGTTACTTTTTTACCATCCACTACAACAGATAATTCATACCAACTCAAAACTTTATTTCCTCTTTTTGCATAAGGATCATCCGGATCATTTACATCAAATTTATGACCTATGGCTTCTACTACCTGTTTTGAAGGGTTATCTTTTTTTTTTGGAAGCTTTCAGAACATCTTCCCAACTGAATTCAAATTTTCTGATTTGAGTTGCCGTCATCTTCTTCGTTTTAAAAATGAAGTCTTTTTCCATATTTCTCAAAGTGTCCATGACTTCCTTATCTTTCAAGTCTTTTGCAATTTTCATGGACAGCTCTTTTGCTTCTTTCAAAGAACTTACATCACCTTCTAATCCGATTACCATTTCCTCTCCCGCTTTATCCTTATAATTCAAGTTAGTCATGACGACATAACGATCATCTCCATACTTAGCATACGCTACCGAATAACCATCACCTTGAATAAATTTTCCTGTCTTGTGTCCCGGACGTGACTTGAATTCAAATTCCTTTGAAGCTGAAGAACTTTCTTTTTCTCTATTCTTCAATTCTTTCTTAGCAGCTGCCTTTAGCTCATCTGAAGCATTTTTTGCATGATCGTCAATTTTACTTCCCGTCTTTTCTTCTTTCTCTGAACTCTTTACAGAAGAAGTCGTTGCTTTGCTCGGCTCTTGTTGTTTCATAGTATCTTCATATTTTTTAATAGCATTTTTAACTTTAGGAACAACATAATTTTCAGCAGCAAATTTTGCCCTTTTGTTCCACATACTTTTTCTTTGTAAAATTGAAATTGATTGAGAAAGTAGATTAGATTCATTTATTTTCATTTTAGGATTTTTCAAAAAATCTTCAATGAAATAATAAGCTGTCTCCCATATTTGTTTACTTGCTAATCCAGAAGAACCTCTGACAACAGGTTGATTACCAATCAAGTCTTCTACTGATATCTCTGTTCTTTTATTATCTTTTTTCTCTGTTGATATTTTACTTGTAGATGCAGCAGCTGTTGTCTTAGTTCCACTGCCATGCTTAGAAGGACTTGCTACACGCCAATCTCCCTTACCTCCATTAGCCGAAGAACGCCAAACCCACTTTCCGTTGGGGTGCATATCTCCGTCCTGATGAGCCTTTTGCATTTCTTCCCAAAACTCTTCATGAGAAATAGCCTTATTGTAAACAGAAGAAAGATCATCGACAAACGCTTTCTTCACCGCCTTGCTTTCGGTTTCCTCTTCAGAAAGTTGAAGCTCAATATCCAGACTTTTACGAATACGGTTAGCAACCGTTTCACGATTCTTTTGAATGATTTTTTCAAATTGTTCCATGATTATGTAGTTTAATTGTTTAATTCCAACGTAAAGATAGAAATAAATTTTATATTAGCAAAATATTTTTCAAAATTTAACTCCGAAATCTAATGTATATCCATATCTGTCATCCAATCTTATTCCTGAAGCACCAATCATAAACTTCTGTTTTAAATCTACTCCGAATTGAATTTTATTAGTTTTCAGATCAACCGAACTTCCTATCATACCATAGAATTGTAGTGCGGGGATTTTGTAAATGACCGTTTCCTTCGTTCGAGTACGGTAAAGAGGACGAACCGTAGAAGTGGCGTTTACAAGCTTATTTTCATACACCTCGGCATTAATTAAAAACGTTCCTGTAGTATCGGTAGAAAAATCTAACTTATACTTTCTCCTCAAAAAATAATCAGCTAATATTGCCGCTGTATCTACTTTGATTGGTTTTCCGGGAAGGTAAATAGTAGTATCTCTTATAACCTCATAAGGAACTGGTTTTTCAATAGTATCATGAACTACATAAGGAGATGGTTCATACTTTATACTTTCCTTAATGATTGGCGTCGGCTCTTCGATAAACGCCCGACTGATAAGGAAACCAACAATAAAAGCTACTACCACGGATATGATAGTAGCTTTTGATATTTTTACTTCGCTTGCCATATTACTTAATATTTAATCTCTTCTCATATTCCGCTACTAATATTTCAAGCTGATTAATTCGATTGATCTGTTCTATATTCTGAGTGTTAGATTCTTGCTGGAACCTTTCATATTGCTGCATTAGTTCATTGTACTTTTGCTTATCCAGTTCTCTTTGTTTCTCATAATCAGCTCTTATCTCATTTAACTCTGTTCTAAAGCTCCTCACTATATCATTGCTTAATTTTCTTTCGTTTTGAAGTTCAGCATAAAGATTATCATACCGTTCTTTCCACCAAGTATCTTTGAAAGTCATTTCATTGTTTAAAACATCATACCTCGCCTTCCAAAATTCATCACTTTTTACATCTGCAGATGCTGAAGCTTGTCGCACTTCTTGATCATATTTCCTACGGTCTAAAATACGACTTATGACCGCATATCCGATACCTCCCGTACCAAACAATAGAGAGACAATAGGAAAAGCATTTTCACGTAACCATTCCATCATCGTTTAACTTTATTATATTTCAACTTAGCCAATCGAACTCTTCGTTGATAATCGTCATAATCGTAATCAGAACGTAAACAACGAACTATTTCATCCGCAAAGGCTTTTATAATCTTGTCAAACGCTAAAGAATAGTTATTAAAGTCAGCTGGGTTATTGTAAGTACAAAGATAAAAAATAGCTTTGGTTTCAGAACTGACTTTATTAAAAAACTTAAACCACTCTTTGTCGTATGAATCTACAAACTTAAACTCTCTCCAGCGAATTCGAGGAGTAAGTAAATCAAGATTATTAGAAAGATTATAAGCAAAATCTCGACTTATGTAAGAACATTGTTTATTTAACGTCAAACCGCATCCCTCTTTTTTATCTCGAAAAAAATCAATAGCGATTGCTATTCCAAAAGTACGATGTTTTTGAAAATAACTTTTGTACTTACAAGAAGAATCAGAAACTACTTCAATGTTTCTTCTTTTCAATTCTTGAGTCAAATTGTTTCTAAATCTCCGAGAAGGAGCATCGAAACACCTTGACGTTAAATAAACTATCTTACACATAAAATCCTCTCTTTAGGAATTCATAGAATAAATGGAATTAAATCCACCATTTGCAGTATCAGCAGCCGCATTATCCGCAACCACGGTATAAGAAGCATAGGAACCGAAGTAAGCATTTGCTGTACCAATATTGCTGGAAACTGCACAACCGTGAATTTCTTTACAACCTGAAAATCCCTTTGCGTTATCCGTAGACAAATTTTTATTTTTATAAACTCTACAATTGTTAACATGATAACAACCCGCAAAACCTTCTACTCCTGCTGTATCGGTTTCTATTTTGACTTCGCAATTTGAAACAAAATAACAGCCATTGAAATAATAAGAAGACCTTAACATCGTGCCGTGAGCAAAACAATTAACTAAATTATTACTTTGAAAGAAAAGAGAAAGCGTTTGTTGATCTGCCGTAGTTACATCAAAAATCACTCCAGAATCAGAAACGTAATCGCAATAAAGACAGAATGTTCCCGGACTGGTGCTTCCTTGATAATTATGTATACAACCTCTCATGTACTTACAATTCCGAAACATCGTACTAAATTGTTGATTTTGAGCCCAACAATCGGTTAAATGTTCACAATGAGAAAAGCCTATCCAATTAGCTAAAGAATAGAAAGGTGCAATCCTTCTACATGTACAATTCCTTAAATTACTGAGATTGTAATACGTTATTACTGAAAAGCTCATAGTAATCGGAGGATTGGGTGTATTGATTGTAGAAAGTTCAATTTGAAGATTATCAGCTGAGAACAATTGTTTATCCCCTAAATAAGTTAAAAGGATAATAGAATTTGCCGCTGTAGCTTCAGTTAAGTCTACTATAACTTGTATCACCGCATTGGGTTCAGCATATATGTACTTTGTATTCTCATGCAATCGAATAATGTTCGAAAGAGCAGGAGAATTCAATTTCCAAGTTCCATTCTTGATAAGTACAGAAGTGGCATTGGCATTGTTTATCAACCCCGTTAAGGCGGCATCACTATCTACTACATAATCAAACTCAACCTTCTTTGCCACTTCGGTCAATGAACCTGTGCCGATATCCTTAACTTGCTTTTGTAGCTTTCCGATAGCGGTTTCTACGTTATCGTTATTATTTACATACTCATTTTGCTTTGCATCTGCGTAGTTCTTAGAAAGAAGAATCCCCGTAGCATATTTAAACTGATTAATCCAACGCTGAAACTTGGAAACAATAGTAGTTAAGGTATCGTTGATTAAAACATCACCTGGTGCTCCGGAGATGACCGGAGCTGTTGGAATCTGTTTACCGTAAATAGCGGTTGCAGCCGTAGCCTCCGTTACTAAATTTTCAGCATTGGTAATGATCTGTTGATTTTCCTTTCCTACGTTATTTATGGAAGTGTTTATCTCTTCCATATCAGTATCATAGGTATCTTTAGAAACCACGCCTCCTTTTTTATCGAATTGATCTCGCAAGGATTGAGAAAAATTGAAAAAGAATCCTCCGTTCCAAGTTATTGAATTTCCCGTAACCGTAGAAAGGAAAGAGGAAATTTTGTATTTGGCTAATGCCCATACATTTCCTACTCGACTTTTGCCAAAAATATAATCAGTATTGAAAACAGGAACGTATTCATTGAAACGAAAAACTAAACGTTTATTCACCTCATCGAACGTTCCCTGAAGATCGTCAATTAAAAGATTGGAAGAAGAAACGTGATACTGAATATTCGTTCCTAAATCATCAATCAAAATATTACCCAGTGTATCGGAATATTGAACTTTTGTAGTAGTTATCGCAAAAGCAAGAACATTTGAACGGTCAGTGATTTGATAAAACTTACCAATAGGTAATCCATTAACCTTCGCTGCGTTTACAAGCTCCGAATAAGTTATAACCGATACAATTTCTGGATCAAGGGCTCCCCAAAGTCCTGTCTTGAAATTATAAACTTTATGAGTCATTTGACTTGGTGTATTATCGTACCAAATCAAAGCGGTATTTGAAGGGGCAGTTTGACCAATACTCAGTCCAGCTATTTGCCCCATATTTTTTGTATTCGCCATATCTTATAAATTTAGTTTTTCTTCTTCTCTTTCCATGAAAGTTTCAAAAGCTTTGACAAAGAGATCACTTTCAGCTTTTTCTTCAGTTTCCTCTTCTGTCTCCGATTCCTCTTCATTTTCCTGTACATATAAATCGAACGGATTCTGAACTTCCTCAGTTTCCTCTTCAGTTTCCTTCACTTCTTCCTTACCTTCTCCTGGTTGTCCTCCCGCCTGAGGCATCTGCGCTGCGGCAAGCTGTTGAGCGTAAACCGCATTTTCAATAATATTACCATGCTCAATAGAAGGCAAATCCCATTTCTGGCGTATTTCATCAATAGTCTGGAATGAACCTAATTTCTTTATATCCATATCCAATTCTTGATCTATCGTCATTCCGTTCAATCCCATGAAGACAAATTCAAAATCAGGATTGAGAGGCTCTATTATGTACTTATTTAATTTCCTTTGTATAAACTTTAAAAGAGGATACAAACCCCTATCTTTGGAGTTTTGTAATCTTTGACTTTGACTTCCCTCGAATAAACCTCCGGAACCAGCCGAACGGCTTATGTCCCATCCTATCTCAATAGGATCGATATTATAAATAGCACAAGCAAGTTTAATCAGATATTCAATCCAAGAACTGTACTCCATATCACGGTTGTTCTTCTGAAGATCAATCCAATCAACGTCCGCCTCTACAACAGGAGTTTTCCAACTCTGCATTACTCCCGTTATCATAGCCTGCCACTGCTGTTTGAATTGCTGTAGAGATGCCTCATTAACATTCCCCTTTACTCTCAACAAACCCTTCGGAGCTGATCCCTGACTAAAGAATCTACGATTGTATTCATCTCCCCAAAGAAGCGAAGTAACAACGTTGATAAGTTCTTCCAATTCCGAACAGCCGTATCCATTAGCATAGATAGAAGCCGAAGGATTGCGAACTCCAAAACAAAGCTCCCAAGGGTAGAAGTCATTTACAATAGCATTCTGATAAACTTGAACATATTGAGGATAATAACCTTTTTCCCTTACCCCCAAAGCTCTGAGATTCTCGTTAACCCAAAGCCCACTTCCTCTCCTTTGGAAGAACGGATTATCATAATCCTCTTGAAATGCTGAATCTGCTAAACGAAAAGTGGCTCCGTCAGTAGCAATAAAGCTTTCTAATTTACCTCTTCTATTGCGAACGCACTCAAAAGTCATCTGATCATACGTGAGCGAATCATCTACTATTTTTCGGATAAAAGTATCAAAGTCATCATTCGTCCAAGAGTATTCCCCTCCGGTATTCAGAATGAAGTCTGTAAGAGCAGTTGCTATTTTCTTATCCCTATTGTCCATTTTTTGCTCCATTCCAAACTTCGGCTTTTTCCGAATAACAAAACCCGTAGAATAACGGTCAGATTGAGGTTCAGCAAAATCTGCTATCTGATTCTTTCTTGTTTTAATGATGGAGTTTATAATAGGAGTTTTGGACATGCGCTTCAACGTGGTGTACGACAAAGTGTATGGCTTATCCTTATATCCTAAATTAATGTTGAACTGCAAAGGATCAATGAAAAATGCCTTAGGATGAGTAGCGGTCTTTTGCTGAATCCGACTCATCGCATTGCTTGCGGCTATCATGTCGTCTGGATTATCCGACTTCGCAGCTTTTTCTATAAGGCGAAAACTTTTCGCTTCCAGTTTTTGTTTAGCAAGTTCAACTGACTTCAATTGTTCTGAATAATTTGCCATATCATTTTCAACCAATTTTATTTTTGATTATCTATAACTGTCAGAATGTAAAGATAAAACAAAAGGGAATGATTTTCACCACTCCCTTTCTTCTCTCAAAATAAAATCTTTTTCTTATCCACCTGTCGCAACCAAAGTGATACTCTTCGTAATATCGGCAGATGCTACCGTTTCTTTTCCCGTCTGAGTAGTAAAGCCAGTCAAAGACGCTTCCCAGGCAACGGAATGTCCCTTCTCAATATAATCAGACCAAGTCAATCCTGGAACGACCGCTCCGTTGATTTTCAAAGTAGCTCCCTCATTGGTAACCGTAATCGTCACTTTGTGATATTCCGGAATCTCCAATTGTTCACTTTCCGGAGGATTCTGAACATACACAGCGGTCGGCTTTGCGTCTGGATCAGTGCCCATATTTTGCATTACTACAAATTTCTGAATATCTCCTACATTGAAAACATCTCCATTGCGAAACGGAAAGACGTTAACCGATACTGATTCAGGTCTCATTACCTGCATTACCGTGAACATATCGCCATGATCTAAATCCGTTCTCAAAACGGCATTCACGGACTTGCTATCACGTTTATAAACAAATACAAAATCTTTCATTTTTCCTTAATTTTTAAATTAATAAATTCAGTCTTTTTGTACTTTATTATAGCTGCTCATCATTCTTTCTACCTTCAAAGCGTCCTGAAGATCAAAGACGATAAATTTCTCATTCAAGTCTTCATGAAGAATTATTACCAATGATTCTTCCTCGCATTCATATAGAGTAGTATTATCATTGATATGTAGAACTTCACTCTCCTCGGTTTTTATCTTTTGAAATAAAGCGTTAAAGGCATCTATCTCATACGGATCAACTGCACTGGTATTACTCAGAAATCTTAATCGAGCAGCCGAGGTGTCCAACTCTGTAGCGACCAATTGAAGATCAAAGTCCAGAGGTTCCGATAATGTAGATAAAGATTTTGATTTCATTGTTTACTTTTTATTTACCAAGAACACCAAGTTCCAATTTTGCTTCATATCTCGTTCCATTTCCTGAACGTCAAATCCATGTTTCTTCAGATGTTTCCGAAGAGCTTTAAATCGTTTGAAGTCTTCTTTGAGATCCATGTTCATATCGAAGTTATATTCAAATATGATTTGATCCACTCGCCCAAAATCAGTACAATTGATAAGAACTTCCCACTCCGAACCTTCAATATCAACTTTCATCTTAGTCGGCTTGTATTTAGCCATAACTTCGTTGATATTGACACACTCAACGGGAACTCTTTTACGGTTATTCTTAACCAAGAAAGAATAGTAATAAGGAGCTTTTCCCAGATAGAAATCTCTCACCTTGTCTTCATTACCCACTACAGCTTGCTTATGTAGCACTACGTTCTTTGCTCCGTTCTCTTCGACATTCACCGATAGAAATTCAAAGTTCACGTCTTCGGGTTCATAAGCAATGACCTTTTTGACTTTATCGAATATGTCACAAGTAAAAGCTCCAATGTTTCCTCCAAGGTCTAATACAACATCCTTAGAAGAAAGAACCAGACCGCCCAGACCTACTGAACGATGAGTGTATTCGCTTCCTCGGAATACAGCGTCTACGATATGTTTTTCAGTCGGAAGGTTAGAACGCCACTTCAAAGTCTTTCCATCTTTCTGAGCTTCCGCTAAAGTAAAATCTGATTGAACCTCACGGAACTCCGATAACCGCTTTATTTGAGGGATAACTTTACTTTCTTTACAAAATGCTTTGAATTGTTCAATATTTATATTGTGTAGAAAGGGAGCTTTTTCAAAATCAATATCAAAGCCATGAGTTCGCTTTTTCAATTTTTCTTTTTCTTCCTCTTCTTTTACTATGTTGATAGAAATATCAAACAATCCTCCCTTTTTCTCACGCACGCTAAACGCAAGAAGGTTTTCGATAAGAATTTGGGTAGTAGTTTTCTTTTCTACTACCTCAAAACCCTTACTTTCAAAAAAATCTTTTAATTCTTTGTCCATTATTTTATTACTATTTGGTAAGTTTTATTTTACTCCATTTTATAACAACATCCAAACTCTTTACTCCTTCAAATTCTCCATGCCAGTTCTTCCGTTCTTTCTCCTTCAATGTTACTACATCGGGAAATTCTTTCTGAAGCCTCAAAGCAAACTCATTATTACGATTAACCGTTCTATAATTAGAACAACCTCCTTTGGTATTAGCTCCGGAGGATTTATCAAAAGCGTATTTGAAATTACAAACTACATCAAACCCTTCCCTGATAAGAGATATGCTAACAGCAAAATCTTCTTTTAAAGCCCAATCACTAAATCTTTGCGCTTGCTTTAAATATTTCTCAACGTTGATTCCCCAGAAAGCAAATAATCTACAATTCTCAACTATCTCTTCTTTACCTCGGTTAAAAGGTCGAAAGCTCAAACCGCACATAGCGTATTTCTCTAAAGAAGTGAACATCCAATCGAAAATCTCAATCTGCATATTTAGCAATTCTTCTTCGGAATAATTCTTAGGAGTCATTTCAAAGATATTACTCTTTAAACTTGTATCTCGAGGAACGTTCCGAGACTGAAATCTGAGATTATCGTCCATGAATATCACATTCTTAGAATTGGAATTAAACAAGATATATTCTCGTATTTCTCCGATATGAGTACAATCCTTATCGTATTCTTGAATACTCGCTACCTGATCCGAATAAAGCTTTTTAAACAAATCCATTTCTCCTGGATGACAATAAACGTTCACCATTTTCCGAATTTCAGGTCGAAGACGTTGGAGAGTGGATTGTTTGTTCACTCTCCCTCTTGTCGGCATAGCTATGTAATAATCATATTTCATTTTAGCTTCGAGGTTGAAATTTACTCCTCTGTTTACCCTCTCCAATAATCATCTTCCAATATTTCTGGAACTCACATAACCACATCTCAATTTGATGAAGGGTTACATTCCTTGAAGAATATGTAACATAATATTTTCTCTCTTGTTTATCCCATTCTAAAAAGGGGAAATATTCTTTCTTCCTTGCTCCTATTTGAGAAAGCATAATAGCACTACGTTCTTGAAGCCAATAGATAGCCTGTTTTTGTTCCCGAACGGTTTTCAAATTAGGATAAATAAGACGAATCCCAATCGAAGCACCTGGCCCAACGTTCGTAAAGTCATTTTGATCGAACTTCATAAACTTTCGGTCAGTGTATCTTGGGATATACGTAAAGTCTTGATAAAACTCATGAGCAATAAAGTCTGCAACAGCAGGGAAGGTTTTTAAATAAGAGATAATATCTTCCGGAGTTTTAGCGGTCTTCACCGTAGCAATGAGCTTATTCATGTTCTTATGGAGATAAGGAATCACTACCTGAGTATAGCAATAATCACGAGAATGACCAGGAGCGGCTTGAGAGTTTATAAGATAAGCCGAAGTATAGGGATTCTGACCTACGGAACGAATCCCAGCAATAAACTGAGAAAACTCATCCTCGTCATATTCTTCATAATCGGGTATTCCATTACGCCATTTCGTTGCGGGAATCAATTCATCTGTAGAATCGGCTTGCTTTAACCCTGATTTGACGGGAGCGCCAAAAATATTTTTCTGAATTGCCTTCCCCTTCGGTTCAAAAGTAAAAGTTTCTGGATTATTGAAAAAACGGAAAACCATCATCTTCCAAATAAGATTTCTCAGAGTCAAAGAATTATCCAAAAGAATATTCTTTATTTGCCATTGACTATTCCTATCCAGTTCCCTATATACATTGGTAAACTTAGATTCTTGAAAAATCTTATCTTTAGTCCAAGGTCGGGGAAGATTATCAATGAAGCGTCGCTTCCAAATCATTTGACGTTCATACATCGTCTCAAAGAAAAGACGTAAATTAGGTTCATACAGTTCTAAACTCTCATCGGGGAGTTTATCATACCATGATGCATATTCAAACATACTATTTTCTTATACGGATTAAAAACTCTCTTTTAGCTTCTAAATTGCCCTTTTTCATAAGCTTGATAATAGTTACTTTATCCAGCTTCCGAAGCGGACGTTTGGTTGAAGAAATTAACTTTGTTTCAGATACCGGAAAGATGCACATATTTCCTACGGTGTTTTCCTTCCCAAAGGGATGAACTGAAATCAAAGGGAGGTACCAATTTCCATGAAAAGAATCTATTATAAAAAGACGGTTCCCCCAAACTTCTTCGTTCCGAACTAAATCTCCAACTTTGAAATATTTCCAAATTCTTTCTTTCTTCATAAAAATTGTCTTTTCCCTAATAACTATGTTACTAAAATGAAAAGGCTACTTTCTCAAGCAACCTTTTCTTATAAATCAAAAAATCACAATAGAATACTAATCAAACTTCAGTGTCACTATTTGACGTGGAGTCAATTCGTAGCTTGTTCCTTCTTTGAGATTCTTCATCAAGATTTCACAAGCCTTAATGTCCACCATGCACTCGCAAATAGCTCTAACGTCATCGTTATATCTTTGACGGGCAACTGCCTGTTCTTCGTTCTCTGGACAATTAACTTGTAGACCTTCCATAGTCTTCCCATGATCTACGGAAAGTGAAGCAACTACACGATCATCCATTTGCGTACAACGAGTTTCTTCCCAAGTGTAATATTTATACGGTACATCTATTTTTAGACCGTCTGTCCACCATTTCTCCACGGGATGAGTAGGAGCTTTACCCGTGTCTTCCAACCAGTCATCTGCATCCTGTTTCTTAGCAGCTAAAGCGGCTTGCTTTTCTGGGAGAACAACGTCCTTGATTTGATCGATCATTTCCTTTCCCGTCTTAGAAAACTTAATGTTTCCTCCGTAAGAAATAGCGTCCATCACATCCGATTTTTCCATCTCTCCTTCAACAAAAGAATCAAACGGATTGACATCGTCTTCTCCCTTCTTCACTTTGTCTTTCTTCTCAGCTTCCTCATGAAGCTTTTCATCACCTTTGATACCTCCAAGACGTTCTTTCAGCTTTGCTTCCCGTTTCTTTACACTCTTCTCATCTTCGTACTCGTCATCATCGTCTTTGTGATGAGCACGTTTATGAAGTTTCTCGTCACCCTTTACACCGCCTAAACGTTCTTTGGTTTTTGCTTCCCGCTTTTCAACTTCCTTTGGAGATTCATATTCGTCATCCTTCGCTTTATTAAAGGAATCATCTCCAACAAAAGAATTGGCGAAACTTCCCCAAAGTCTTTCTCTTTGCATTTCCCGATGTTGACGAAATGCTTCTGTTACATTTAAATCGTTCATTTTTATTTCTCCTATAATTTGGTTATTTGATCAACAATCCGTAAAAATCCTCTAAAGAATACGCTTTCTTATATCTGTAAGTGTTCTTTTGCTTATTGATATCGTCAAGCATATTCTCCAGCAAACTCTTTCCGTTTTCGGTTTGATAATCCAATTTCTCATACACTGAGAGATTCAACCAAGTTAATTTGAGATTAAAAATAACCTTTCCTAATATCTCCTCATAATCCATTTTAGTGAAATGACAGAATCGACTTGCTATCCATTGAGACATTTCTAAAACCGTTTTATCCTGAGGAACTTTATATGGAGTTATGAAATCCAGAAACTTCTTAAAAGCTACATTTCCAAATCCCTTTTTGAGCTTAGGAACATTATCCGAAGTATCACCCATAATTACCTTATACAACAAAACCTCAAAAGGTTTCGTAGGCTCTATCATTATATCGGTATCAAAGTATTCATTCCAATACACTTCTTTCTCAGGAATGCAATAAAATCGAAAGTTCTTGGAATTATTATTGAAAAGGGAAATATCCTTATTCATGATTTGTCGAATATCGGAATCGCCTGTTATTATAACCAATTCTTCTTCTAAAACCTGAGTGAAATAAATACTCCAAAGGTAAAGCAAATCATCTCCTTCTGCCCCCATGACTCGACTTACAATTACTTTTTTGCTCCGAAGGAATTTTTCAAACTCTTCAATCATATGAAGGAAATGTTTATAATAAGAAGCTCGTACTCGGGTGAGAGCATACTTATAGTCATCATACAGATTATATCTCCAACTGGAGGAATCTATAACAAAAGCTACTCTTTTCACATCTTTAAAACGATTAATCGTAGCGCACATATCAATAATAATCTTCCGAATAAGAACTTGTTGTTTATCCTTATCCTGCAAAGCCTCTAATAAAAGAGCTTCATTTTCTTCAGGCGTTGCCTTCCGGTCTTGGAAATAAGTTGACCAGATGCTGAAAGTTTTATGGATTAGATAGTTACCGTCAAATAATAGATTCATGGTTATATATCATTTAGTTCTAAAATCAAATCTAATAAAGAAGTCATAGCCTCGCTGTCTTCTCCTTTTGTAAGGCATATAATAGACTTTCTCATAGCTACGATAGTCTTATGATACTTATCCTCCGAAACGGCAGAGCAAACGTTCTTAGACAGTTCTTCGTTCCTTCTCTCTAATTCTGTTATTCTCTCTTTAGCTTCTTTCAATTCACTAAACAAAGCCTCATCTGGATAACCAACTTTCATTACAGGCAACGGAGTAGAGGAATCGGAGATTTCTTCTGTCTCCTTCTTCTCTTTCACGGCAACAACAGTAGGGATGAGAGACTTTTTCAATTCTCTGTTTTCCTTGATCAGAGCTTTCTTTACTTTATTCAAGAAAGTAGAACTTGGTTTTCCAACCCTTTGATATTTGATTGGAACAATATCCGCTTCATTCTTTTGAATTCGCTTGCCTTCTAAAGTATTTATCAAACAAATTCTTGATCCTTCCTTCTCTATGATTTCGATAACTGTTCCTCCGTCCAGTAGTCCTTCATTATCATAAAACTTAACTACAATTCCTTTTACAATCTTGCTCATATTTTTCTAATTTTGAATTTAATCTTTTTCTCGCAAAGTATATTTTTGATTTTATCGTTCCTATTGGCAATTCCATTATCTCGCTTATTTGTTGATAAGCATAACCGTTAGCAAACGCCAATATTATTCTTCTATCAATAACACTAATGTATGAATCATTAACTATTTCATTCAATTCCTCTAAAAGAATATCTGAGTCCGCATCTTCAGAAAAACGGGAGGATTCAACTAAAACTATCAAATCATTCTTATCATAACTTTCCAAGGGTGTTCTACAAGAACGACGAAAGTTATTTACAAACATATTATACATAATTGTGTATAGCCAACCTTGAAAATTTATGTTCCCATTCTCATCTGGATGAAACTTGTCTTTCTTCTCTAAAGCTTGAAGCATAGTATCAGATACCAAATCTTGTCGGTCCTCATCCGATAAATCGAATTTCCAACATAAGCGATATAAGTAGTCGTATTGTTTTGATAGTTCGGTTTCAAAATCAAATTCTTCCTCAACTTTCATATTCATTCTATGTTTCCTTAATAAACGGTGGGCTGACTCCGAAGAACCAACCCACTTTCAAAACTCTCTCTTTTTACTATTGTAATAACTTAACCTTGCTTGCTTCTTGCTTTTGAGAATTTGTTACCGCTTTATTCAAAGACGTATTCTTGCCGTCTTTATAACCATAATTTCGAGCACTATCAAATTTCTCGTGAGTTTTTCTTGATTTAGTGCCTCCGAACTTATTAGCTACATAATCCTTAATAGCAGTATCATTACGTACTATCAAAGCGGTTACTTTAGTTCCAAACACTTCATCTTCCTTCTTCTCTCGGTCACTTTCTTCTTTTAATTTTGCGTCCAAACCAGCGGCACATCCCATTAGATAACTTCTTTGATATTTATCCAAGCTGATAGGTTTAAGAGCATATTCCAGAGTCTCCTTATACTCTTTGAAACGAACCTTAGAAAAAGCTACAAAACGCTCCGACAATAATTCCCGTAACCACTTAACGGTTTCTATATTCTCCCTCTTGCCGATTATTATCAAATTCTTGTAAGATTTTCCGTAGATAAAGCAACGACAGAAGTTCCATTTACAAAGAACATAAACCAAACGGTTTTCCCATTCTCCACCTATACTCTTATAGGTAAACCCAGAAACTTCTTCGTGAAGAATTTCGTCTTTCTTTTTCTCTTCATCGGTACCAATTTCATCCATGGAAAGATTATACTGTGCCAGTAATCTTTGAATGGCTGCGGCTGCAGCATTTGCCTCTCCTTCGGAGTTGATTTTCTTTGCTCCCTCGTAAAGATTTTTCAATTTACGTAATTTACCTAATACGCTGTCTAAATTCTGATTTGTTGTTTCCATATTGTTTAACAGTTTTGATTTACAATTCGTTTTACGATTACATTAGCGAAGGTACGCTTTATTTTTGAAATAGCAAAATAAAAAGCGAAAAATCTTTGAAAATAATCCGCTTTTTAACTCTTTTTATTGTTAGAGAGCAAAATCTTGTATAAAACCCAGATAATGCTTTGCTCGTGTGAATGCTACATATACGAGGTTATTTTCTTGTTCCGCCATCCAAGGAATCGACATACAGTGCTTTAAATACATCTTGTCTTCGCAAATTATAAATACTCTATCACTTTCCAATCCCTTTGATTTATGTATAGTACTCAAACAAATTCCATTCTTCTCTCCGTCTTTAAATATACTATCAATTCGAGAGATTACTTCGGCTGCCGTTGATAAACCTTCAGAAAGAATTTCAATAGCATTGATCTTATCTTCATACACTCGGTACATTTCACTTCCCTTAGCTTCTTTTTCGGTGCAGTGCTGCTTGCTAACCACTTTTCCTATTATCCGTGATAATTCCCGCTGAAGACGCTCTATAACATCCGACATTTGCTTGCGATTGGTCTTCTTGATCATATTAATAAGATTGGTTCCTATATCCCTACCTTTTACATACGCCTTAATACCGCTTCCGATATATTTCATACAAAGATTTACCAAAGGTGCAGATACCCGACAAAGAATTAAATCTCCGTCCTGAACGTCTTTCATAAGAGCTTCCCGAGTCACTACTCCTTTTCCTGCTCCAACTCTGGCTTCTAATTGCGGAACTATTTCTTTAGCTAAATCTACAATATCTGTATCGCAACGATAACAAAGCGAAAGAGGCAGTTTTGCGGTATGAGGTAAGTTTTTTAGAATATTGAAACTTTCTACATCCGCCCCAGCAAAACCGTATATTGCCTGACGAGGATCCCCGACGGCAATAAACCTTCCTCCTGGTTTAATACATTTCAAAAACATTTCTCTCTGAGCGGCATTAAGGTCTTGACATTCGTCTATGAATACCCAATCATATTGCGGCATACGAATTTGCTTAACATTAGGGAAATAAATCATATCCGTAAAGTCAATATGATCAATCTCTCTTTTTCCCCAATCAATTCCCGCAAGAGCTAAAGTAGCTTCATTATCAATAAGGTCTAAATTATGCTTATATGCCAATGATTCTAAATCCCGAATATTATCTACCAAATTAACTCTTCCCAAGTCAATAAGATGGAGGATATTCTGTTTCCAATCCGAAAGTTGTTCATCAGGAAGATTCGAAAAACGAGGCGCAAGGCTGCCGTACTTAATTCCGTTATTTACCCAAGCCTTATATTTATCATCAGAAAGCTTCGCTCCCCGTTTGTCGCATAACCGCTGAAGCTCCTAAAGAATGAAGCGTCCGGATTTCAACGTTTGGTAAATTTCCAACTTTTATTTTCAATTCTTCTACAATAGCCTTGTTGAAAGCAAGAAATAGAACTTTCTTATTCTTAGGAATAAGTTTCAGTGCATTAACAATAGTCGTGGATTTTCCTGAACCTGCTACGGCATCTATGACCGCATTTCCTTTACCCTTCTGAATGAAGATGTAGACAAGTCTTTGATATTTGTTAGGCAAGAACGTCATAATAGTACGATTTTTAAATTCATTACAAAGATAGGTGAAATTTTTATAATAGCAAAATATTTTACCAAGAATTTTTTTAATTATTGCTAATTTTTAACTTTTACAATAAAATAAGGGAGGAATGAAATCACTTCAGCCCTCCCTCCAACGAATAATCCAAAACTGTCATTTAAAAGAATAAATACGACTAAACATCCATTAAAAGATTATCTTCATTAAGTAACTTTGATAGTATTTCTTCCGTAGCATTTTGATATACAAAGATTAATTTTAATCCCTTCTTTTGAGCTATCTTACGATAAGCTGAAGTGAGATTCTTGAAACGTATATCGTTCTTGTAAATCTCATAATCATTCACTCCTATCGTCCACCACTTGAACTTTCCTGTTAAATTAGATTGTTGGAATCCCCAAGAGATAACTCCTAATTTATCTATCTTTTGAATAACGGACAAAATGAAACTTTCAATATTACTCATACATAAATTTATTGAACTCCTCTTCGCCTATTATGGATTTCAAACGCTCAGATAACAAATTGAGATGAACTTCCTCGTCAGCAATAAGTTTAGAAGTTAACTGCATTGCTATTGTCATAGTCTTAGTGTAAACCTTGGCTTCAGACATACGAGCTTGAATACCTTCATATACACGAATTGTATCCTGTTCCGCCCCAATAGCTATTTTCAAAGCTTCTTCTACGTCCTTACCAATTTTTACGCCTGAATTAGCAAAACGTTGATCTATCTTACCGCCTAACTTCCGGATAAAATCTCCCAACTTATCATAATGCTTCATCTCAGTCATAGCAATGCCCAATAGCAGCTCACCTACGTCCTCAAAGGTAGCTTCCTGAGTAGTGTACATTAAGATAGCGGTGAGCTCAGAAAAGCCATTAGTTCCGTTGTAGATAGAATAGAACCATTCTGCTGGTACTCCGTCGTCCGGCTTTGCTCCGTCATATTCCGGATATTCAATCGAAGGATCAGAATAACGCATAGCATTTACCAATCCTAAAGTGAGATCATCCAGCTGATTCTTCGTCAACGGTTTCTTTAAAACAAAATTCTTCATATGTTCTTTCTCTTAAATCTTTTTCCTCTTCTGTAATATCTGATGATCTACCTAAATAGTCAATAGAAATTATATCCAGCGTTCCGTTAGGATTCTTTCGATATACACTTTCAACGGCAATGTCTTTGCCTTGACCCCAATCAACTCCTATAAAAAGTCCCTTGGTATTTGTGAATATGACGCTACTCATTTTGTTCCTGTGTGACCAAAACCACCGTCACCTCTTGCGCTCTCAGAAAGAACCTCTACAGGAACCCATTCGGCTCGTTCATGCTGAGCGATAACCATCTGGGCTATTCTTTCTCCGTCTTCAATTACGAATGCCTCGGTAGAAAGATTTACCAATATCACACAAACCTCTCCTCGATAGTCCGAATCTATCGTTCCTGGAGAATTTAGTACTGAAATTCCTTTCTTAATAGCTAAACCGCTGCGTGGGCGAATTTGAGCCTCAAACCCTACGGGAAGAGCAATATAAATACCCGTAGGAACTAAAACCCTACCCATAGGAGCAAGAGTTATTGGCGAGTCAATATTCGCTCTTAAATCCATACCAGCCGAATGAACCGTACTATATTCCGGCATATTATGTTTCGACTTGTTAATAATTTCTATTTTCATAGCTTTTTGCGTTAATCTAAAATTATTTCCTAATGTTCCTTTTTCACGATCATAAATTCCCCAACGATTATAAGAGAATTTCAAGGGAGTAGTTTTAAGAACGAACGCTGGAATCCAGTACGTGTTAGCTAATGAGCTATGCTCGTCCTTCATTAAGAATTGCGACTTGGGAATAAAAGTAGTATTCCCGTACATATCCTCAACCTTAAAACTCTTCTCGCTATAATCCGTGATGTTTTTAAAAGTAAATGAATAACAAAGTATTTCCATCTTTTTTATAGTTTTTACTTAGAAACTCTGTTAGAGGAATGTGTACTTAAATCCTGTTGTTATTAAATTTGCTCCTAATTTAGCAAGCCAGAAAGAAGAACTAATATCATCATGTTCTCCTACACTTGCTAATCCCTGAGAAGTAAATGCTACTGAACCAAGATCACTGAAGATGAGGTCTTTCATATCTTGGGAATGTTTATCTCCCGTTGGAATGTGAATCTTGCCTCTTTCGAAATCTATGGCTAAACCTGGCCAGCCTGTTTTTAAATCATACTTATCTATTCCCGTTGTATGCCCTACTACAGGCAAACCTTGTCGGTCACCCTCTTCTACAAAAATTTGTTGGAAAGTGTTTTGTTCTAAAATCATAGTATCGGGACGGAAACGAACGTTCAATCCCTTGAGAACTTGCATTTGTTCATAGAACTTCTTTCCCTTCTCTCTATACATATACAATAACCAACGTTCTCCGGAATCGTCTACTCCCCAAACACTAAATACCGTATAATCACTTCCAACATTAGCAGAAATAGCAAAGTCACATCCTACAACTACTTTATTAAATTTAATCGGGAAGTCATCTCTATTTCTCACCAAAGTGTATTTATCCATTCCAATAACCGAACGCATAAGAATTTCCATTGGGAAAATTGAAGCTTCATTGGTGATAGGACGACAAAGATTTTCCCGAGAGAAAATAATATTTCCTTGGGTATTCTTTTTATCCATTAAATCCGCAAAGTTCCAACGTTGTGGCCAAAGAATACGTCCATCGGGGAATATTGCTGGATATTCAATAACAAACCAACCCGTCTTATTTTTCAAGTCTCCGTATAAGTCGCTGGAGTGGAAGGGTGTACCTACTACTACAATTTGTCCACCAGGAACAAGCATATTCATAATTACGGAATGAAAATAGTCAATACTCTTCTGCCTTTGTAACTGACTGTAGATGACGTTATCTTTTAATCCGTCGTCTACTATTATCCAGTATGGGTGAGCACCACGTACTGATGACCCAAATCCCTTTCCCGTCAATCTTGCACCGTTCCTACAAACTATGTTCGTACTTGCCCAAGCTCCCTCGCTTTTAGTTGAAGGCATAAGCCGTTCCCGTAGAATATCGTTACTTTCAATAGTTCCCTTCAGAATCTCTATAAGGTCTACCGCCTGTTGCAAAGAAAAAGAAAAAAGATACCCACGATTGGAATTTGATTTGTTAGGACGGGTAGAAAATTGCTTAACGCTCGGACGAGAATACCCATAGAGTTTCCAGTTAGCATAAGCATTGGAAAAGTAAAACGATTTCCCGTGGTCACGTGCGGCTTCAATACAAAGCTTCTTATGCTGGTGAACTAAATCTCCCCACTCAAGATGATGCCAGGAAAGTTGGAAATCAGGCATAACTGAAGTAATGAAATACGTCAAATTATTTACTCTCAAAACTTCTTCTATACTTTCTGAAAGTCTTTCCGGATATTTGGGAGCAAAATCTATACTACTCTTCCCCGTGTAAAGAACGTGGAACGTATCTTGTAACATATTGTCTATTACAAAATCAACGTCTCCTCTCGTTCCTTCCATCAACTCCAATATTCCCCTTTCATCCATCCCGTCAATAATCTCATCGACTACTCTCAGACACTCCAAACGGTGCAACGGAGATTGCAACAAAACATCATCATAATCTATTTTCATACCAAACGTCTTTAAACAATGAAAGCTGATAAGGTTCACACCCTACCAGCTCGGTAAACTAACAAGTACAGCTATGTTAGAATTCAACCAAGGAATCAACATCCTTTTGAATAATAGCATACTCTTCCTTTTTCTTGTCGGCAGACAAACTATCGTCTCCTTCCAAAACCGACTTATATCTTTGAATGTGCTCGTTCAGAGTATAACAAGACTGAACGACATCCGCCCGAACAGAAGCTCTTTGAGTTTCCTTGCCGAAGATTAATTTGAATTCGTGCGTCCCCTTGGTAAACTCCAAGAATCCGAAAACCTTCAAAGTGTTCAGAAGCTCCGCAACCTCTTTATTAGTAAAGGTTGTATTTTGAACAATCTGAGCCTTGGTGAAGATGCGAGAAACAGCAAGAGAAAGATCAGCCATATTAGTGAACTTATTCCAGAGTAATAAAGCCCACTCTTCGGCTTTCGCCCGATTCTTAGAATCGTTGATGAATTTAGTCAATTTTTCGATTGGAGTAGCTTCGCTGTTTTTCTGTTGTTCTTCCAGATAATCATAGATTACCTTATCTTCAAAGATAACGACTTTCACTCCCTCTTTTTCAGCCGCCTTGATAATAATTCCAGCGAGCTTCGGATTCAAACAGCTCATTAACAATACCGCCTGTTCGGGAGGCAGGGGAGCTTTTTCCTTTGTTGCACGAGGCTTCCGTTGCTTTGTTTCTTTCACTTCAGTAGCCGTAGTTTCACAAGCGCAATTTTCAGCGCAAGAATCTTTTGATTCGCAATCTTTACACATAACAATTACTTTTTCAATTTGTTTATTAATATCTGTCAAAACTTAATTCTCATTTATATCTAATTACCTTCCTCACTAAATATGAAGCGGCTGATTCTGGATTCTCAAACAATTCCTTCAAACCGTAAATGAAAACCATGATAAATTGATCAGAAGCGGATTCGTCCTCCCCTATACTTTCGCAACATTCTTGATATTCAGGATTAGCAATTCGTATTTGATATTTTACTTCTTTATCATTTTCACCGTGATAATACATTCCAACAATCTTTCCTTCGGTTATCCGATTATTGTAAATGATATAACGTATGTCTCCCAAGCTGGGGAGGATTATCTTTCTTCGAATAATGGTAGTCTTAGGATCATAATTTTCACTTTTGTTCTTCTTAGGAATCAAAGGAAATAAATCAGATTTCTTACTTTCAGGATAGCCTTCCGTCGGTCTTATCTTTTTAGAAAAACGATTGTAGATAGTAAGAGCGAGACGGCTGACGTCAGGAATGACGTTGGAAATGATCTTGTACCTCATGCCGGAACGTTCTCCCTCGCCTTCTACCAATCCAAGCTTTTTCAGCTCATCTACGATAATAGCCGAATAATTTTTGTTAACTCCTCCGCTCTGAAGAATGGAAGCGATAGAACGATCTTTCACTGAAATCCATACATTCATTTTATCTACTCTCAAAATCTCCGCCAATACCAGTTCCAAGGCAGCAAGAATATTTTCTCTTTTATTTCCCATAATATAACAGTTTTGATTTTCTAAAATATAGATTGATAATCTACAATTTATAAAACTTTGGGGAAATTATTATTGCTATTTTCCGCCACACTTAAACTGGAAGAACTCCAAACCTCTTGTCCTTTTAGCAGTCTCTTCTACTACTCCTTCTCCTTTTTTGGATCTTAATTTCTTTGCAAAGAAACGAAATAAATCTGCATTAGCTTCTACGTCATTCATAGCTCCGTGAGCATCCGTTAGTTTTATCTTAGAACGTTCGCAAGAAGCAGTTAGATTTAATTTCTCTTCTCCTGTAAGTCCGTATGTCATTTTCGCTAACGGCCATGTATCTATAAAATTATCATACAAATAGAACCAAAGGTCTTTTTTAAAGATATTCAAAGCGTACCCAAGAAAGCGATGGTCAAATACAATATTATGACCTACAGATACCAAGCGTCCCATTTCCTTTTTCTTAGATTTCGCCCTATGTCCTTCCCAGAACTCCGTAGCTGTTCCCACAAATTCTTTTATGCTTATACCAGCATTTATATCCGACATAGAAACCATTGTATGATCCAGAGCTTCTTTTTCAATTACAAGATCGTTATAAGGTTTTACAAAAGTTTCCCAACGATCTACTTCCTTTAAGGTTTTATAGTCTAACACTATCGCTGCATATTGAGTAATCGGATTCTGATTTTCATCCGTTCCTCCCGTTTCACAATCGTGAACAATAAAATTCGATTTTATCATAAGGATAATTTTTTAACAATTAAAAGCCGTAAACTTAGTTAATAACCTTGTTTACGGCTTGGAGTTATATAGAGTGAGATGAAATGTTAATTCTCCTCTTTATTATCTGCCTGAGAAGCGTCTTCCGTTGCTTGCTCTTCTGTTTTCTCTTTTGACTTGATCTCTTCCTTACTTTCTTCCTCTTCACTCCGGAGAATGTTGTAAGTTTCACAAGAATCTTTTGATTCACAAGTCTTACATACTGAAGTATCTATAACTGTCCCTACTTTTAAAGGATTTTCAGGACTCACGGAACTTACTAAATCTTTTAAAGCCTGATCATGACCTCTTTTAAATCCGTGTTCATAATGACGTCTATATTCTTCCTTGAATTGAGGAGCTAATTTTGCAACCGCCTTTTCTGAAGTTGCCTTCATTATCGCAGCTACCTCAGACTCAGAATACATTCTTTCTTTGATTCCCCAAACGGCTTTCAATTCTTCGACTACCTGATTAACTACCGCAAAGTTTTCCATTTCTTTTCTTCTCCGATACGTATGAGCAGAAAATAATAATGCTTCCCAAAGAACCGATCTTTGTCTTTTGTTGAAAAGACAATTTAGAATAATTTGCTTAATTTTCATTTTGCTGATTTTTTATTGTTTAATAATTCAAATTGTTCCCAACCTGCTACGTGGACAAGATTCCACTTTCCATTTTCGTCTTTCCGAATAACCTTAACAAATCGCTTCCGGAAATCTGATTCCTTAATAGGCTTAACAAACTGGAAAGTGTCGTCATACTTTCGATTCGGAATTTGCTCTTCGTAAGAAGAAACTTTAACTATCTCACCTGCCTTCCAAGGCGTAGGTAAAAACTTATTATACCCGTGACTTTCTGCTACTTTACTTACCAATAGAAATTTTGGTAACTTTTCTTTAGTCGTTATTGCTTTCATATTAAAAAAATGTTTTAGATTATGTAAGAATAAACTTTGGGGAACTTTTTCTTATAAACAGAACAAAGGCTGAAATCAAGCCTTATCAGCAAGTCTCAGCCTTTTCCTAACAAACCCTTTTAAAAACAAAATTACTTCTTAGCTTTCTTAGGTTCAATGACCAATTTCAAAGCAGCAGACGGACGGAGGGCAATAGTACGAGATTCTTTGATGTCCAGAGGTTCTCCTGTAATCGGGTTGCGTCCTTTGCGAGGAGCATTCACCTTTTGTTTGAAGATACCTAAATTCGGTATATTGATAGAATCACCGTTATCACGACATTCTGTTACAATAGTTTCCGACAAAGAATCGATCACTGCGTTTACATCCTTTTGTGAAACACCTGTCTTATCAGCAAGTGCTTTTACTAAATCCCATTTTTTCATTTTACAATTGTTTTAATTAATACTAACAAACCTATTATAGTTGTTTATTTCTACGTCTTTATAACGTGGAAGCCATTTTCCTCCAGCTTTTTCATTATCCTATCGAAACTTTCGTCTCTAACTTCCTCACGCTCAAACCAAGTAGACACATTTACCCGAGGATAACGAATGGAAGCGTCTATACCCTTATTTATGGTTATCCCGTATTGCCAATGAGCTTTCGGACGTTCTACAAACTGCATATCTTTATCAATAGTAGAAATTTCATAGAGAGGAAACATTATTCCAAAATCTTCCAATAAGACAACCGCTTTAGTGTAACGGACTTCCATGTCTTCTTTTTCCGAACCTTCTTCCTCGTCGTCATCGTCTTCCTCAAAATCTTCATTCTGGACGAATCGCTCTCTGGTGTTCTGACCTGAAGTTCTTCTCCGTTGAGGCGTACCAGATTCCTCGGGAATTTGACTCATTCTAACTTTCACCATCTTTCTCTTCCTCTTCTGGATTTGGAGGCAATTCTCCCTCCGAAACCATAAATGCTTTACCGTTCAACTTTTCGTTCACTTCTTCCCCGAACTTCTCTTCATACGCAATTGTTCCCAATTCATATTCCGGTCTTTCCGTAATTAAACAAGTGTCGATAAAATTGAGATCAAAGTCCTTTCGCTTTTCCAAATAATGGATAATAGCCGAGAAGGAAGAATCACTTATCATCCGTATATTGCCGAAATCCCAATGATAGGATTCCACCTCTACACTTAATCCTCCTGCTTTATATTCAGCAATAGAGAGCATACAAGGAACATAAATCGAAATGCTATAAGCGGGGAACTTAAATGTTAACCCGTCTCCATGATCTTCAAAATCAATAGCTGGCAAGAAAGCGGCTGCAGGCATCCCCACTAAAGGCTTTAATCCATTGTCACTTACTAAATGGGCGTGATTAATCTTCCGGATATTGAAAGAATCTTCACCGCACATATATTGATTAGCGTCCGGAAGAACAGCGACAATATATCGCATCCAAGATTCCGGAATAATTACTTGCGGAGCTTTAGTCTTCTTGCCGAACCATCGTCTCCACAGATTTACTTTTTTCATTTTTGTTTTATTGAATTTGTTAAACATTCTTTGAAGCGGGTATTCCAAAAATCTTTGAAGGTGGGGAGATATCCCTTCCCGACGGCTTCGTGAATATATTGAGAATACTCTTCAACCATAAACTCTGAATAATTCTCCAGAGCTTTAAACAAAGAATCTTCTTCAAACTTGAGCATTAACCCTTGAGCTGCTAAAGCATCGGGATTCATACCATTAATACTACAAGAACAAAAGACTATTGCTTCACATTCCTCTTCTTGTTCTTTGTACCGTTTCTCGTAATCTGGTACAAAGGTTTCTAAAAATTTGTAATAATCTATTACCATTGATCTATTGGGGTTGATAAGACGTTATATTGTGCTTTTATAAACTCTGTAAACATAGTCCATGACTTACCATTCAAAAGTCGGATACCAGATTTATAAAAATCCCAAAAGTAAGTAGTAATTTCCGTATTCACTCCAAAGACATTGTAATCCATCTTCTGCAAAGAAAGGGGAATTTCTATGGTCATGTTATATTCACTGATATGAATTAGCAGTCCGCTTATTGAGGATTTTGATTCTGAATCAGAAGGAATTACTTTAATGATTTTGCAAAAGAAAGTTTTTCCGTTCTCTGTAAAAGATGTTGTTGCGTCTTTTAAATCCTTAGCAGATATTCTTCCTGTTGCTACTTCATTAGGATCAGGAAGAATTGATACGATGTTAGAAAGCATTAATGGAGAAATGATTGGTCCTCTTCTTTGTTTCTTCAATTCATACACTTGCCCTCTCAATTCCTTCACTTGTTCTTCGAATTCTTCAAACCTCTGGGTATATCGTGAATTAAAACCCGCTTGAGTTTCAAAAGCGACTTCTTGTAGTTTTAACTCTTTGCGGAGAATATATCTTGCTATTTTCTTTACAATTTCCATAACGAAAGGTTTTATATCTGGAGAGAAGAAACTTTGATGGTTACCCTTTTAGGATTGAAGTTACAAGTTTCCTCTTGACAATCTCTTTCAAAAACTTCAATACAGTATTTTTAGCTTTAATCCTTGATAGCTTTACACTCCTGTATGTACGCCTGTATACTACGCATACACGCTATAATTCTCCCCCTATTGTCCCCCTCCTTTCAACCTTGGGAAGTTGACAAAGTGTCTTTATACTCCAGATATTGGTTAAGTTCTTCTTGGGCTTCTGAAAGGTAGTTTGTTAAAGTTTCTACCGAATGTTTGGTATAGTTTGCTCGCTTACCTGTCAAGACATTCTTGATTACTTTTATATCCCGTGTCAATTCCCCGATTCTTCGATTCAGCAAAGTATCACTTTTGAGGTATTGATCAATTTTTCTTATTCTTTCCATAACATCAAATTTATGATTGCTCTTGTTTCTTTATATTATATATAGGTAAATCGCTTTAAAGAAGAAAGAAGGTCATTAGCAAGCTCCCAACTATCCTCCCATCAACTCTTTCCTTCCTCTCTTCTTCTTAGATTATCCCGTGCACGAACCAGACGATAAAGTTTCTTCTTGGTATATTCAATCTGGGTATCTATGGTTCCGTCAATCGGACAAGCATTGGCTAAAATTTCTTTTTGCTCTTCTGGTTTTCGGTGCATAACTCTCATTACCAAACCCAGAAACTTTTGTTGTTTGAAGATTTCTCTATCAAACTTTCTCATCATCTTATCGTAAGTTTCTGCGTTCATTGAATAAATCGTTTACGGTCTTCCCTAAATTTACCGATGAATCGTTTTTAGATTCCTCTTCTTGAGATAATTTACGCTGAATCTCTCTTCTCCAAAACTCTTCCTTAGCAATTTTCTCTTTACGTTTTTCTTCGGTTTCCCCAATGCAAAGCAAGATAATTATTGACAAGAACGGTGAAATTAGAGCGCCCAGAATAAACCAACCTAAACCGCTTCTACCTTGATTGTTAGCAATTGCACAAGGTATAATACACAATAAAATCCAAAATATCAAAAACATAATTAATCCTCCTATCTTAAATTATTAATACAATCTGAACACATTGTCATTATCTGCAACGCTATAAAGAAAGCTATCGTTGCTAAAGCAAATAACGTTGCTTTTGTTAAGAATCTCCACACTTTCCGATATTTGGGTTTCAGTACTTTCTTCCCGAAACGTCCATCAAGAACGAATAATATCTCTTCCATATCTTTAGGTTTTAAAGTTCTTCAAAATAATCATTAAGAACCTGATTCAATCTCTGGAATCCTTCCAACTCATCACATTCTTCACTATCCTCTCCAAGTCCGATTCCTATTCTTTCGATACCTTCTTCCTTGAAATATTCTGGATTAGCTTTGAAGAAGGTTTCAGCCGCTTGACTGATAGCATCTACCCACTCAGACGGGTATGTTTCCGGATTAAAAAGAGTTGCCGCTCCGCTATCATATTGGATAGCTTCCATCATTAGTTTGGCTACGTTCTCATAGCTTTGATCGTACTGAAAAGGTACGGGATAACCCAAAGCCTTTTTCACTTTGTTTTTGATGGGAATATAACTTTCATTATCCACTCCCAAAAGAGATAAATACAAATTGTATAACTCTTCATTTGTCAGTTCCAATGTTTTCATGATAATTATCTTTTTGAAGTTAATGATATTGCTACTAATATAACTACTAAACAAACTATTCCAATAAGTGACCTAATTAAACAATCGTTTAGAAAAGCTCCGAAAGTTCCCCAAACTACATCTATGTATATCCAATTAGCTACTATCGCAACTACAAGGATTATGACTGAATATGCTACTCTTGTTTTCATTTCTTTGATATGTAAATGTATCCGTTCATACCCCTGCATTGACCGTCAGTACAAGTTATGAAGGTAACTGTATAAATCTCCGTTGCCGCTTCCAAACTCTTGCGTTCATCACTTACAGCCCATTCGTCTATCAGTTTCACGTCCTGAGTAAGAGTACAGCCAGTAGCATATCGGCTCTCCTTTCTCGTTCCTTCTATTCCGTACCAATCGCAAAGTTGTTTAGCGTAGTTCCAAATATTGTCTCCCTTTTTAGTAGGAGCACCGAAGTCGCAAGCATCGTTGTAAATTCTTTTACTTGCTCTTTTTATAGCTTCTATTGCTTTGTAACCTTCTCTGTAAACTGCCATAACCGTATGTTTTTAATTGTTTTCTGATACGAAGGTAGAAACTATTTAGCAAACGGCAAAATAAAAAGCGAAGAATTTTTGGTAACTCTCCGCTTTTTAACTATTTTGGGCAATTTCTTAACTAAAGAGTTGGCGTTTCCTCTAAAGAATAGGGAATTGGAGAGGAAGAAGTGGAGATATAAATGAGAATACTGTCCGCTCCTCCGGCAATATCCGAACTCAAATCTATGTTATTCTCTCCAGGATTTATCAAATACTGATTGATCATCGAACCGCCCTTCCGAGTCATCATATTTATTTGTACAGTTTCCTTGTTGTTTAACTTCCAAGGAACATTGTTATAAACAGAAACAGGAACGCTTACCACTTCTTGATTATCGGTTGGTTGCTTTGTTCCCGTAATCGTATGAGCAGTCAAAGTTGCTCCGCCTTCATTTGTCCACTTTGTAAAGTCTTGCTTATAAGTAGGCGTGGGCGGAACGGGAGAACCCGTCTTTGCCTTGGTTTTACTACCCATCTTTCCAAATCGAAACATCATAATCTTAATACATTACGTTAATAGCACCAGATACAAGCTCCAGAGGACGATCAATATAGAAATACTCAGTTTCCCCTTCAGAGATTACTACACCATCACCTCCGTCATTCTCAAGCTTAATTACGGCATCTCCGCCCGTAGCCTTAATCCTAACGAACTGGTTAGGCTCTATTTCTGTTATCACTCCAGCTGCTGAAACGTTCAATCCTATTCCTACTCTGGAAATCTGAACGCTACGACTATTTACATCTACATATAAACTTTTCATAATTATACAAAATTAAAGGGTAAATATTTTTGATATCTACCCTTTTATAACTGTTGCTTATGTCTTATCTTTCGTATTCCAAAGTGCTCTTGACTCGCTCCTTCTTCTTAATCGTGTCTACACTTACGGTTACCAAACGATATTCTTTCATTCGATAAACAGTGTATTCATTCGTCTCTCCAATCTTTTCCGCTATCCGTACGCAAGATGGATATTTCTCTCCTCCAGAAAAAATCTGATAAAGCGCAAAGATAGTTAGAACTGCCAAACAAAGAACAAAAGCTATAAATGTCGCTTTACGGTTTGAAATCTTTTCTTTCTCCATAATTAATGAATCTTTAAACCGTTAATTACTTTGTACTGCTTCTTTAACTCTCTTTCCACGGCAGAACGTTCCGAAGCTTCTACTTCCGTCCGAACCAGTTTCACTTGTTCTCCCTTAGCTGCCTTTGCTCCGAAAAATTTCACTTTGAATTTCATCACCAAGTCAATCTTGAATAATCACAATCGGCTGCTAAACCCATTCTTCCATCTGAAGTGAAGACAGGATCGCCATATCCTGAACCGCTCATAACTCTTACCAATTGACCTCTCAAAATCATAGAGGTTTCTTTGGAAGTACAAACTACATTGCGTTTCAAAGTAGCATAAAAGAATGTTGCTTCCCGATAAAGAGCTTTTTCAAAAGCCTCTTTTCTAACTTCCGGTTCGGCTGGTTTACGAACAGCATTCAACGCATTCATTTTTCTCTCTTTTACGCTTTGCTGAGCTTTCTTTAAAGCTTCATTTGCTTTTCTTGTTTTCTTATCCATATTATTTATCTTTATTTGGGTTAATTTCTTCAAATTCTACATCCTCCGCATTCTCCCGAAGGGATTGTATCTTATGTCTTTGAGCTGGAGTGAACTTGTCTATTCTCGGCGCAGAAGTCCAAACGTCTTTCTCCTCAGATGGTTCGCTTGCGGTAAACCAATCTGTACCGAAGAAATCCCAGTAGTAATTAAACATTATACTCTATTTTTGTTAATTGATATACTCCCTTACCGAATACAATAAACTTTCGTTCTCCTTCTGGATTAGTCCAAAGTGATACTCTTTGGTTTGTTAGAGACATGATATATCCCGAAAGATCAGCAGTGCATCTACGTATGACTTTCCCTTCTACAAACACCCGAGACAATTCATTTTCAACATCCGTAAAGTCTTCAGAAGTAACTTTGGTATTTTCAAAATCCAGAAGAAAATCTTCATACTTATAAGTGGTATAGGGAAGGTATCGAGGACGTTCCGGCATAAATGGATCTGTTATCCACAGTCTCAAGCTTTGTTTATTCCCTAACTGACGACATTTCATTCCCATCTCGTCACACATCTTTTCTACGGAAATGATGTTTCTGAAAGTGTCGTTCTCATTGCTATTTTCTCCACCTACTTGAACCATGCAGCAATGATACTTTGTTCTAAAGTCTTCTTTTTCCATTGTTAAATTTTATTTTGATCATCAATGTTTTTAGTTATAAAGAAAGTTACATACCCCAACCACTTCTTTTCAGGTTCCAAGTTCGGCAAAAGAGAAATAACAATACGTTCTTTGCATAAACTTTCAAATTGTTGAGATATTCCTTCTACAAGAATATTTTTTATTTCTTCCTCTTCTAATTTTTCATAATAAGAATGAGAAAATGTTGCTCTTAATTTGACCTCTCTTACTACCACGGGAGCAATATACGGGTTTATTGTAGAACTGATTAGGGAATCTGCAGGTTCATACTTCAGTTTCTTTAACAACCAAAGTAATAAGTTAATGAATTTTTGTTTCATGAATATTTTCGATTAATTTATATTCTCCAATCTCCAAAGCCAGTTCTACCATTGCAAGGTCTTCCCAAGTTTCCTCCCAAGAATAGGGAAATTCCTGCAAATCTTGTAAAAGGTGATGACCGAAACAACATTCCACGGTCACGGTTCCTTTCTTGTGATCAATTGCTTTGACTTTAAACTTCAAAGGTTTTCTTGTCTGAAAGAATGTTGTAAAAATATCTCCTACTTTCAGAAGGGGATGACGTTGGAAATAAACGTCTAATACTTTTGACATATTACGAGCCAGAGGAACTTCCATCTTCTTAGCTATTTTCTGAAGCTCCGGAAGAGCTTGATTGAAGGTTGTTATCATAATGTTACTCTTTTGTATAAATTATACGCTTCAATTCCAAATTTCCTTAGAATAAACGTTGGTAGCTGTATTCTCAATCTTTGATATTTATAACGCAAAGTCATATATCGGTTTATTGCTTTCTTATCCAGAATAACGTTCCATCGATTATCATAGCAAAGTCTCCAATTCAGAAATTCCCGAGCGTCCACTTTAAATAAACGTTTGAACTCATCGCAAACTTCTGGCCACTCACCCATTTCGTATCGTCTCATGAGAATAACCAATACAATAAAGCAGTGAAGAATATCCCTAATACAAATCCTTTTGTCACGGGATGTCGCAAATAAACTTTAACAATCCCCGTTTCTTCATTTAAAAAGAGATCATTTGCATTTTCATAGTTCTGGATTGCTTTCTCGCAAGCTCGGTTTAGCGGTTCTGTTAATTCAGAAGGTTCCCGAAAACTTACATCATATCGTCGATCTCCTTTTTGAAGACGTCCGTGACTAACACGTATTTTCTTGCCTGTGAGATTATTGTTCCAATTCTTATAAACCCATTCTCCAGAAACAAAAGAAGGAATGGAAAGAGTTTTGATGTAATACTCCTTTTTATCGGAAGTTATACTGGTGACCATTGGTTCTCTTTTAAAATACTTCTTCAAAAGAGTTTCCGTCTGCATTTCATTACAATTTACTAAAGACATAATTTTATTGTTCTGGGTTAATATCTTTGATTTTAAGAACTTTGGTATATTTCCAAGAAACTTTAAATTTCTTATCGACAAAATGAGAAATACTCTCATAATACTCTTCATCTTCCATACAAAGAACCTTCTCTCTGGTATTGGGAATGTAACCATTCTCTCTATGATCATATACAGCTGGCAGAAGGAAGTGAAATGCTCCACCCGTCTTCTTCCCTTTCCGTATAATAGATACACCTGCTACGGCAATGTAAACAGGTGTATCGTCAATCTTCTCGAATCGGTATAATATAACTACTCTCGTTCTCATATTAATGCAATAGGTTCAAATTCTCCTGAATCGTTTAGTTGGTATCTACTAATGTTTGCTGTGCCATCGTGTTCTCCTTCATTTATGATAACCATTAGTATCTTAGTCTTATAATTATAATCAATTTCCTTATCAAGATGCTTTACGTAATAAGTCTTGTTTTCAAGATCAATGCTTCGTATTGCATTCAACACTAAAGAATATCTGTACTTTAATATATCCCTTGAGAGAGATTCAGGAGTTTGATTTATGAATTTCAACATTTTTCTTTCTATCTTCGCTATGTGCTTGTAGAAATCAAACTCATCGGCGGATAATCCTTTCTTTATTGTCATTTTCTTTTTCCTTTCTTTGTTACTTTATGATCTAAAATCTTTTTCATGACGACTGAGAAATCAACCACGATTTCCGCTGGTTTCTTCAGCTCCTCGATTGACTTTAGTTCTATTGGTAGTTTTTCTTCTTTCTTCATAGCTTTATTCTGTATATTCGATTCTCGCCTTGTCATATTCTTCCCGTACTAAATTACAACAATCCGTTACTTCATAACGATAATCTTTGGTGTATTGTATTATTTCCTCCAAAGAACGTTCTAATACTCTATTGTTGTAATAGATTGAAAGAGGAATTAAAGCTTGAGAAGAATATTCTACATTCTTAGCAAACTCTATGCTTTTATTTATCAGCTCCGCTTCGTATCTGGACGCTTGGGCATGAGCTTCACATTTAGATTCCCAATCTTTCGATTCTCGGAATAATACTATATTGACTGTAACTGAAACGATCAACAAAACACTTAACGATACGATTAACTTTTTCATGATCTTCTGATTATTCCTTTCCATATCTCGCTTAATTCATTCTCCGATACTTCGATAGAGGTATCAGGACACATTAATACTAATTGTTTTGCGAAGTTTATATGGTCATTGCCAAACTCTCCCAAGCCTACGTTACACATTTCTTGGGCATCCGATAGATGACTCATAATAGCCATTTGTACTGATATGCGTCGAACTCCTGCCTCACGCTCCTTCAGATTTTCTTCAATACCCTTCAAGAATATATAACCTTCTGAACTCGGTTTGTATATTCTTTCGGAATTGGGATATGTACCTACAGAGTTTGCTTTTGTTAACGTACACCATGATGACTCCCAAACCTTACCGTCATTCATCTCCTTGAGCTTATCATATATCTTGAGGCAATCTTCGGCATCCTTCTTGAGTTTTGAGTCTTCACTCTTCAATTGCTTCTGAAGATAATTCATTAACTTTCCCATATTTTGTTTCTCCTTCTTTATATGTTTATTTTTGGTAAGTTAGATAAAATATTGTTAATTTCAAATAGAAAATGCTCCAAGGCTGTAATGGCCGCCTCTTCTGAGGCATATATTGAAGATTTTATAATTTTAAGACGTTGTTCTACTCCATTAGAACAAGAATTCAAATATCTTTGAAAATACTCTATTCTTTCTATATAGAAAAACCAACCATATATTTTAGATAGAGAAACTTCATCACCTTTCCATATTCGATTTATCACCTCTTCAGGAAATTCTCCTGACAAATCTATTCCTCGAGATTCCCATATATTTCTTTTGATAAACTCTCCTGATATGGGAATCACCTCGGAAACTTTTTTTATCCTTGAAATATCAAAAGGTTTGTTATTTAACATTATCCACATATTTCTAAATTTTATTTCTTTTTTTACAATAACTTTGGACATTTGTTGAATATACAACGCCTTGAGCGATTATCTGGATGAGTGCACACGGACGAGAGACTTTGGTAGTCGAATTTACTTCCCATTTTAAACAAGAACAATTTCTTTGTGTAGTCTTCGTCCAGACGGCTACAGGAGATTTTGTTATGTCAATATTTCTCATCTCTATTCCTCCCACCAGATACGTACCGTAGCAATGTATCCTTTTTCAAGTTGACCACGCTCTTTTGCGGAATCAAAAGTATCAAAAACTTTACCCGTGGTAATGTTTACTTCGTTTCGATAAATGTTAACAAATCCAACATGAGCAGCTTTGTCTATGAAGAGATCCAAAGAACCTTCTCGATCCTCTAAATATCTACCTTGATAATCAAAACTTGCGGGAGATTCTGAATCTTCATACTCTATCAAAGCTACAATGGGATAATCCCCCTTTGCATCAAACGTTATAATTCTCGCTCTATGTCCATCCCGAGTAATAATCGGATCACCGTTCTTGGCGTCTTCAAGATTAAATTCTTTCATGATGTTAAATTTTTAATTCTTTTTGCTATTACGTATAAATCTGTATATTTCTTAGCATCTACCAAACGTTTATGAATTTGGTAGAATCCCGAATCTTCCGATTCTTCAACTTTAGAATCTATTTTGTCTGCCTGTTCTTTAGTTAGATTAATAGACCAAAACACTTCTTCAATAGGAGCAAGGAGATTTCTGTAAGACGAATAAAGATAGCCTACCAATTCTCCATCAAACAGAACTCCTTGAACTGATTTATTGATCTTAATCTCCTCTGCTTCTCTAAAGGTCATTCTTTTCATATCTTTATTTGATTAGATCAGTTGGAATACCCTTACCATATCTACTGAATAAAGCTTCGATGGTCTTCATATCGCAAGACTTCGTTTCTCCAGCTTCGTTCTTGAAGAAGTAATGACCACCGTTATTCCAAATCCAAAATCCCTTAGAGATAAGTTTCTGAGCTTCGGCTTGAGCTTTTGATAATCCCTTAGCAGAAACTTTCGGCATAGCTTTCCAATCCTCCAACTTGAATTCCTTTTTCGGAGCGGGAGTAGCCTTTTTGCTTGCTCCCTTAGTAGTATTAGCTTTGGATGCTTTCTTGTTGGATTTTGCCTTAGTATTGGCTTCCTTCGGCTGTTTAGGAGCTCCTGGTTTTGCTCCTACTTTCTTCTTATCAGATGGGTTAATTCTCCAGTCAAATTTACCCGTAGCATATTCCGTCCATATCCAAGTCGGATGGTTAGGATGAACGTCACCTACTTTGCGGGCAGTTTTAGGAGCTTTCACCTTCGGTTGTTTCTCTTCCTTAACTTTCGGCTCCGCTTTCTTGCTATCTGCCTTCTTAGCTTTGCCTGACTTACCTGAACCAACCTCAACTTCTGCCGTAGCTTTAGCATTCTGGGTAGCTTCTTCGATAACCTTCTTTTGAGTATCGGTTAGATTCTCTTCCTTAGCGATCTCAGATGCTAACTTTTTGTAAGTACTAAAACCTAATTCAGTCACTCTACCAAGATAATAAGCCTCTCCACCGTTCATCTCTATCATCCTCTTTCCCTGAAGAGACTTAAACAAACCCTTAGCAGCTCTTTGGTTGAATCCCGCTATGGTTTGAAAGTCGACGTAAACCGTTTCCTCAAAACCTTCACCGTTATCGTTTCTAACCAAAATTTCCAAAGCAGATTGTTCTTTATCGGTCAGCTTTACTTCTGCGGGAGCTTCTTCTTTCTCGGGAACTGAAAGTTGATCTACACGACTCTTTGCTATGCAATAAGTTTCATAAGCTTCTTGATTGGACGCATCGCTACAAAAATTCTTTAAAGCTTCTACGTTATCCCAATTCTCCAGAATGTACTGAGCAGCTACTTTGTTAGCTTTTGCAGCCGGACGTTTGTTCTTAGAAATTTTAGCCATTAAAACAGCTTTCATTTCGTTCAATCTTACAATACGAGAATCTAACATTTCGTTATTGATTTCGTTTACTGGGGTAGTTACTTTTGTCTTCATATCTTCAATATTTTAATGGTTTAATAATTCTTGTTTTAGATTACATTAGCGAAGATAGTGTATTTATTGCTAACGGCAAAATATTTTCCAAATTATTTTTGGTAACAAGCAATAATTTAACTATTCCCACAGTTTTATTAACGAATCAACCAAAAAAAAAGAACCGATTCTCCCGAACCAGTTCCTTTTTGGCTTGTACGTAATCTACAAACTAACTAATAAACACTCGTCCTGAACTCTTTCAAGACAGATTATGAAAATCGTAACTATACTCTATATAACTGGAAAAGGCTACTTTCTCAAGCAACCTTTTCTGCGCATAAAAACACAAACACAATTTAAAAATACAAAAATACCATATACGCTCGGACGCTTCCGATATAACTAATAACTTTGGTCAAAAAAAGAGAGACTATTTTCGCAAACCGTCTCTCCCCACAACCTAAACTTGTTTATATTAAAATTACAATATCTCTCTTAATATCGAATCCAAAAATCTTTCTTTTATTTCTTTTATCTCTTGATCAGTTGGTAGGTGATTAAGGAACTGATTAAATTCCTTAATCGTAGCTCCCGACTTATAGAGCATATATTCATTTATATTCCGACTATTCTCCAAGAACGAAATTTTCTTGGTAAAAGGATCATCCCGAAAGTAACCAAATTGAATAGCAAACTTATTTCGGTTCCCTCTCTCTTCTACCGTAATATATCTGGTAAAAGAATCAGTATCTTTATTGTACTTTGCCGTTGACTGGAGGATGTAACCGTTGCGAACCCAATCCCGATTCTTATCCCAATGTTCATCTATCAGAATCCGTATCAATCGATCATCCAATTCTTCTACGGTATATTCAGAACTACGAGGAACTCTCAACCAGCGATTCAGACGGAAGGCGTCTATCAAACGCTGACGAGTGGGGTGAATCTCGTTACTAAAACAAATGAAACATAAAGCAACGACAATAATCGTTAAAAGTAATGAAGCCATAGTATTTTATAATTTGATTGTTAATTTATTTTCAGTTAACGGTATTTCCTCATAAGCAAAATCAACCGAAACAGCTCCTCGAGCTTCTTTCAATTCTTTACGCAAGTCTTCCAGAAACGTTGTTGTAATTCTTTTCTTAATAGTTTCCTTTGTACCGTCCGGCATATAATAAGTGATTCTATAAATCTTGTATTCACATTGAGTTGCCATATTTATCTTTTTCTTTAGGGTTATATGTTTTGAATTATAACTGTTGCGTTATGCCTCAGGAGGATTCAAAATAATATTCTTTTTGCGAACCCAGAATGGGTCGCCAGGGACACGAGTAGCAATTGGTTCCAATAATCGAATATAATAACTCCTATCACTTTCCCCTAATACTTCACAACGAGCACGATAAGAAGTAAAAGAATTATGTCTGAAGTTCTTAACTGAATATTTATAAACACCAAGAAGTGGTTTATCAAACGTTGTCATAGGCATGAGTTTTAGAATTATAACTTTTATATCATTTCTCCCAAGGTATCTTCTGAGTTACGTCTTCATTCTTCTATCTTTATTGCGGTAGTCGCTCCCTGTTATTGATGTTTAGGCAAAATAGCAATACCTCCATTTGTATTTAAAATTACAGTTTGTCCTTCTATCTCGTATACATAACCCCTTACCAACTGTCCTTCAGAACGTAAGGAATACTGAGGAGTTAAAGTGGGTAGTCCATTAGGTGTTCCTTCCGATTCTGTAGAACAACATAATAAAACAATTGCTAATAAATAATAAAACAATTGCTAATAAATAATAAAACTTTCTCATAACCAATTTTCTTTAGATTCTACACTATAATAACTTACATTGTCTGTAACTTTGTCTAATATTCCAATGACATTAGCTTCTCGGGGAATATCAATTAATTTTGCCCATTCCCTTGCTTCTTGAAAAGTTTTAACTGGAATAGACTTATCAGAATACTTCTCAACATACCAAGGAGCAAAAGCGGCTTCCCCAAACTCTTGAACTCTCTTCATAGTCCAATGAGTCCAAAAGACTATGTATCTAAACTTCTTTGGTTTCATACTTTAGTAGACATTATAGAAAATACTATTGCTCCTATCGCCAGAATAACTATCCAAAATATCCTTCTCCAATTCGGTTTCATGAAAAGAGACAGAACGTGATAAAAGATAAGCCTAAACATTAACGCAAGGCAAATTACGGATAACGCTAATAACCAAACCATTGTCGACATAACAATACCATTACGTGAATAAATGCAACATAGGGAATCAAGATAAAAACCCAAGCGACTATCTCTACAAACTTATCGCATCCTTTATAATAATCAAGAAGCTTTATCGCAGCTCGCTCTTCTGGGGTAGCTACCTTGAGAAGAAGGTCTTCCTCATCTTCCTTCTTCTTTTGTTCCTTGGATTCTATCATAATTTCTCCTTTCTAATTCAGCTTGATGTTCGCTGAGTTCTCTTATCCACTCATAAGGAATATCTTTCTTTGCTTCCAAATAGCGGTTTATTGCTTCTTGGATCATCGTTATCCGTTCTTGGATGTACTGAATTTCCCAAAACCTTCTGGGTATAAGTCCCAGAGGCGGTTTCTCTATTTTCTCCATATCGTCTATAATATTTTGTAATTCCAAAATAGCGGAAGCGTCGTCGTCATCCATCGCTTCTATATCACATGGTTCCCAAAACTTCAAAACCTGAAAAACTGAATTCGACGGATCCTCATCACTAACAAGAACTTTCATTATTCTGATTAGATTGAGAGATGGACGAAAGTCTTCCAAGATTATTCCAGATTCCGGAATATTGAACGTTCGCTCAATTTCGCTTATAAACTTATCTACATTCATGTCTTCGATTTTTCTATTAAACCTTGTAATTTACAAAAGGTTAAATAAAATGAAGCTTTGAAAGCTGCGGTGAACTTCCTTCCCGTTATTCTCTCAAAGCATTTTAAGGCAGAAGGTAACGTGGAGAAATTGTCTATAACGTCTCGTAACCTTTCTACGTCCGGATATTCTCTTTCAACCGCAAAGGGTTTGTCTTTGCCTTCGGTGTAACGTATGATAATATTGTAATCATAATTACCCACCTTACTACGAGCAAGAATCTTTTCTACTTTTTTCATGATTCAACCTTTCTTCTAAAATTTCTATGTCTTTTTTTCAAAAGTCTTCTCTCCATAAAATAATGAAGATACTCTTTACCAGTTACTTCAGGCATTTTTAGTACCAATTCAGTTCGGTATAATAAATGACGCTTATGTTGTAAGCGTCATTGTGTTTCTTCTTTCGTTAGAATCTCTTTACTATCTTCCATATCCAAAATATTTTTCTACTTCCTGATGGGTAAGATTCCTGCGAATCAAACCCTTGTTTAATCTCTTCCCGCAACGGCAACAACGCTCTTCACTCCATAGGTCGTATCTCAGTCGAGAGGCACTGCCTTTGCGAAGTCGTACGTATTTTGCTTTAGCGTACTCCGTGATTTGCCGTTCGGATTCCGGATGACAGCAAAAGACGCATAATATCTTTTTAATCCATTTCTTCATATTCTTCTCCTTCGTCATATCCAATTCGTAGTCCTAAAGATTCCAAAAGCTCTAACACTTGTTTTTGATCTTGCATTTCCTCATCGCCTCGATAAGACGCAATATCCTCTTCCGATAGTTCCATCATACCGCAAAGATCATAAGCTACTATCTCATCGTCTATTGGGTCACGAGCCATAGAAGAATCTAATTGACGGAGGATCCATTCCCGAGGAGGAAACGGACCACTTATGGTCATAGTAAACGTACCGTGAACGTGACTACCGTCTTCCCGAAATCCTACCCAATACACTATAAAATGCCTTAATTTCATTTACCGTCTATTATGATTAACAATAAGAGAGTCAAAGAGAGTATTAGGAAGCAACGAGCAAAGTCTAAACTCACGCAGAAACATAATACTACATATAGGACATAAAGTACGGCTATCGTGAGATAAAAGGTCTTGTTATTCATAATACCTCTCTTTTGAATACAAATCTTATCCAATCGTTAGAATCCCGGACTGCTGATACCATCTCCCAACCTTCTCTTCCCAAATCATTCAATTCTTCTTCCAATCCAATATTTCGTTCCCGAACGATTTTGTATTCCCAACTCTTACGAGCTACGGGAAGATAAGATTTCTCCATCTCAGAGGTCTTCCTCCCGTCATAAAGAAAAAGTGTAATATTGCGGAAATAAGCTTCTAAATTTAATACCAAAATATCTAAATTAACATCCAGATACTTTATGACATTATAAGAAGAATCAACTTTCTGGAATCTCCACGTATGTCCTCCGCTTCGTTTCTCTACCAAGATTCCCGCTTCCAGATTGGCGTAATGAATATACCCAAATCCCTTTCCTTTGGGATGAAGTTCTTGCGGAAACTCTTTGAGATTAAAGCGGAGGCATAAACCGTTCCAAAATTCGTTTATATCCATACGTTCGATTTTAATCCACTACGTAACTACTGTTCGTATATATCTTCTCTTGCTCCAGAAGAATAGCTGAAGTGGAATCGATCAAGACTTGCATATGAGGATGATGATTCTCGGCAAGATATTTAATCATAGGCTCAGCCGCCTTTTCAAACTTCTCGTCCTTCTCTTCTTCCGTCCAAAGAACCTTTCCTGTTTCAGCGTCCAATAACTCATAATGGGAATGTTCTCCATTATCCGCAAATACTTCCCTTACCAAAGGTTTTGCTTTTAAGCTTTCCATAATTCTTAATTTTTAGTTTTAACAATGTTTTTATTTATCTCTCGTTTTACCAAATAGTTTCTTTTGCGACTTCCTCTTGAGTGAATACAAAGTATATTACATTCGTCGCATATAAACTTTGGTATAACTTCTCCAAAAGGCTGAAGAACTTCTTGATAGTATTTACAATAGTCTCCCGCCTCAGGTTTTTCTTCTTGTGAAGGTTTTTCAGAAAACAGCTCGCTGAAATGAAAAGCGACTTTGTCAACCAAACGAGCTTTTACGAACGGACCAGTTACGGAATCATCTATACTCACCCAATCTTTATATCCTTCTTCTTGAGCAGCAAGGTCTTTTGCTCTTTTCAATTTCTCGTAATCTTTCATACCGTCTTCTTTCGGGAATTAATCCTAACATACTTTATCCAACCGTAAGAAAAAACTTTGCGTTTCTCCAAATAGTTTACATCGTCTTGATTAGCATATGCTTCTTCCTCAAAAGAAACGTCATAGTAAGCGTCTTCTTGTTTACGATGGAATAACCTTATGATTAGATACTCCAGAGCGTACCAAAGGTAAAAACCTATTACAAAGGTTTCCAGAATCTGGCGTGAGTGAATACGTTCATGACGTAAGGTACGAGGAGAAAGTGCATCGGACTTGGTAAATAGAATAAATCCTAATACGTTACACGTACTATAATCCCCAAAGGGGAACCATGAGTTTTTGATTATTATCATTTGATTAAACAGATTAATCTTTCTTTAAAATGAAATTCGGAGACGTTGTAATAAGACTGATTTAAGGGAGAATGAACCAATTCAATATTGTACTCTGTAAGAGGTTTCCAGCCCTGAAATTCGTTAGGAAAAGAAATTAACAAATAACAACTTTCTGAATTACGATAACGTTTCGTATATCCTACGATCATTCCTTTTATAATCGAAGAATGTTTATGTTTCCGGAAATAAACTTCTTTGCCTAAATTAGCTATTGCAAAATCCTTCAAAGCAGTACTGACTTCTATTTCTACAATTTTACCGTCCATTACAACCCCTTTACGAAAATCGCTTATTCCTACGTTCCAAAATGCACGATTTAGAGGCGAATGAATTAACAAAGTGTTATGATTCTCTAAAAAATCTGGATCCCATCCAAACTCATCGTCAGTAAGGGAAATAAGAACCTTATAGCAATCGTTCAATTCAAAATAAGTATAACCTACTATCATTCCCCATACATGACCTTTTGGTCCGTTACTCTTTATCTCTATTTCCTTACCAAGATTCGCCAAGGCAAACTCCTTTAGATTCATCATACCGTTTCCTCCTATTCTTTTGGTACAATAAACTTACCATCTATCTTTACTCTGAAACCTACAAAATAATGAATATCTACATTCCAAAAGGAAGAGTTCAAAGGAGAATGAACTAAAACGTGATTTGTAATATCCAATTCTTTCCAACCGTACCAAGAAGAATTTTCAGGGAAGGAAACTAATACACCTCCAACGTCTTGAAATGGTGCATCGAATTGGGTATAGCCTACTATCATACCCTTTACCCAGGAAGGCGAATCTTTATAAGGCTTCTTTAGTTCAATCTCCTTACCCAGATTCTCTTTAGCGAATTTTATTAAATCCATATTATCTGATTTTAAAAGTTAATTGTCATTACCGTTTCGAGGAAAACTTTACCCCTTACAGAAAACTGCCCGTAATCCAGGAAAGTACTCAGAACCGATTTTTCGGGAAAGGTTTATATTTATTACCTTCCAAAAGAAAAAAACGTATCCTCGGTTTTGGTACGTTCTTTATAACTCTGCCTTGCCCGTGCCCTTAGATCAGAGTTTCTTTCCGGCTCCCTTAGTCTTACTGGGAGGAACCTTATCTTTTGCTACAGCGAAGTTACTACCTCGAGCGGCATGCCTATTCAACGGTTCATAATCCTCGGTAGCGGAACGAGAGTTATCCACGTAGGTAGACGTTCGTTTTTCCAAGTCTTCCCTTTGTTTTCGTATCTTTGCTAAAAACATTTCTTTTACCGTTTGAGCTTTATTGCTTTCTTCGGGTTCAACGGGTTCCGCTTCTACGTCCACTATATCGTTTCGTTCAGCGTTGCGTCTCTCTATTTCCCCAAAATCGTAATTAGTCAGGGAAGGATAAGAAATCTCGGCATTGGGATCAAAATCTCCTGAGATATGTACGAACCGATTATAGTAGGAATTATGTAAACCCGCAATCAACTTGGAAGTATCGTAATTCATTCGAGCAGCGACACGACCCAATATAATCTCTTTGAGGTTTATAGTCTTGAGAACTTCTTTCTGAAGATGAGCGTTGATCTCCATATTAACATTTACGTCCAAAGCTCCGTTAACATTTAGTATATCTCCCTCAGATTCTTTACGTATCTGCTCTAACGTTCGGAGCATAGCGGTATAAGCGTCTATTCCATTCAGCGATATATAACGAGCTTTCATCTTAGAGTACATCCAAGCCAACTCTTCCAATCTCGGTCTTTTATTATAAAGTCTTACATCGGCTATCTTATTACGAAACTCTTCTCGCTTTCGTTCTATCTCCGCAAGATTGTTTTTCATTACTTCCCGTACATCATCTTCGTCTACGGCTATCCCGTCATCCTCCCCCAATATCTTTACTACCTCGGCTACCGTAAACATTCTACCCAATAGTTCTACTACGTCTCCCTCAAAGGGCGTATATCGCTTTGCTCGTTCCTCATTTGTCTTGCGTCCAGACCTACCGTATGCTGTTGCCTTTGCTGAATTCTTTTTCATCAACATACTATTGTACTTCCGCTTCATCTCCATTATTATCTCTTGTTCCTTGGGGCTCAAATGTTTAATCAAGCCTCTTAGACGATGTGGTAACATTCCCAAAGATAATTCTTCCCCTTCGGAGGTGGTATACATCTTGTTCCTCAGGGTAGGGTGATTTTGGTAAGCAATGAATTTATAATAAGCGGTACGATTTACTACATCCGCTGGGATTGGGTATTTAACTGCCATAACAATATTCTTTTACATTTTTTTACTAACGTTCGCCTATTTAATATTTGTTGTTGGAGCGACGACGTTGATTATTCTTTGTTACTATTATCGGTCTTCCTTTTAGTACAGTCTTTTTTACGTATATGATTACCCGATAATCTACAAAAGGCAGTACGTCTTCTACGGTTTTCTGAACTTTGAATTCGGCTTGCTCGTCAATATACCGTTTGATTTTCCCTTTGTTTCTTATTGTTCTTAGAAACAAACGGTATTGACCTTCCTTATCCCTACAAAAAGTTATATCATTTCCGAAACGTTTTAGGTTGTATAATAAATCATAGATAGTCATTTCCGTTTTCCTCCCTTGGAATGATTTAACCTCTTTATTGCATCTTTGCGAGAATACGCTTCTATTTCTACTCCCTTTACAATGTATTTCCGCAATATACGTTTTTCTTTTACCCGATAAGCGGGATTGTACGTGCCTCGCTGAAGATGATAACTGTTACGGGTAGCGTAGGCGAGCGGTTCGGTATTGCAGGCAGCTATGGCCAGCGACAAAAGTTTTAGACGGGTTTTAATATTCATCTTTCATCTCCTTCCTTCCAATAGAATAATTCGGGATACAGATTCTCCATTTCCTTCCAATTTTCCCGGAAATCCCGTAAACGATAAATAAGATTTTCTATAAGATCATGCCCGTTTTCCGTTTTCTCCGAATCATATACTCTCAACAAGGCAGAGAAATAGTGTACGTCTCTTCGGACGGTTTCTTCTCGATCATATTCTTTGTTACGGAGATAGATTCCTATATTATAAGCAAAGGAAAAATTGGAAAACGCTTTGAAACGTTCCGCAAGGTCTTCTAATCCACGAAGAAAACGTTCATGAAACTTTATAGCCGCATATTCCTCTGGGGTGGTTATGTTGCGAATAACTTCCTTTCCTTCTTCTCGAAGATAGTAATAAATTTCTTTCTTGGTTCGATATTCTTCTCTACATTGAATATCATAAAATTTTGTTCTCATAATCTCTATTTGATAAGTTTTTCATTCTTGCGGTGCGGTTGACACCGACGAGGAAAAGACGATTTTAATACTCCGATTATGTCAAACTCCTCTCGACGCAGGTAAGAAGCATCTTCTAACACTTCATATAAAAGTCTGCCCTCCATATCAGAAGCAAAACCAGCAATAGTATAATGTTTTCCTGATTCGTGTTCTTGGATAACGTCTCCTTTTGCGGGCTTCAGAAAGTTTATAAATTCGGGATCATTTTGTATACGATCTGAATAATCGTCTTTAGAGATAATATCCCTTCGATTCACTTTTATTCCCGAACATGCCAGAAAGTGTTTATGTATCTCTTCAACAAACCCAAACCACTGACGATTATCTTGATCTCTGTAGGAAATACAAGTTCCGATAGCGGGATCATCGTTTGGTGGGGTTTCCTCTTCTTGGGGACCTTCCAAAGCAAAATACGTGGTAATTCCTACTTTCGGAACTATTCTCCATCCCTTTGCTAAATATTCGTTCAATACCGCTAAATCGGAATCGTTTCTCACCGCCAGAACCTTTTGAACGGTTTTCATATTATTATCCTCCATACATTTCTTCTTTATTGATTACTTCAATTTGTGATACGGTATGCCACGTTTCTACCATTGTTTGGTATTTGCGAACTTTGAAAATAGGCATCCCTCTTTTATTTCCGTCCGCATCAATATATTCTTTGCGATAAACGGTTGATATAAATCCGTGATAAGTCTCTGAACCGTCTTTTACTTGAACCATGCGTTGACGATAATAAGCTTCAAATAGCTGATGTGATTTACAGCAAGTGTCTGACGTTGGTTCTCCATTTGCTTCCGTTTCTTCATCCCACGTTAACCAAACAATAACCCGTGGAACTATTCCGGAATCGGAAGCAAATTTAACATCTTTGATCCTCCAGCCTTCTTTTAACAAAGGCTCTATCTCCCGAAATTTAGGATCAGTACACGTTACCAATTTTTCTTTCATATCTATTTTTGGTTATTAATTCTCCTAAAATGCGTAAGACCATCCGCCCAAACGGGCAACCGCTGGAGGATTGAATGCCATATAAGGTTTGTCAAATCTCATAGTTTCTATTTTACCATACGACAATACTTCTACGACTTCACCGTCTTCAGGCATATTGGTAAAAGACCATTCTTCAAATCTTATTGGAATTTGATTTTTGTCTGGATTAAAACTCATTTCTATTTACAGTTTTTCATCTTCTCCGATAGATAAACGAATGAGGTAATTTCCCCACTCTAAATCTTGGGAAAGATCAATGGTTACTTTATTTTCTTCAACATAAGGAAGATCAACAAAACGGGTTTTGCCGTCTCCTATTTTCCAACGTTCCGTTCCGTCTGGAAAGAATACCTTTACCAACTCTTGACGTTTTAGAATAGGATTGTAATATTCCCATTTTTCTACTCTATCCCTTCGGGGAATTACCTTAACTTGTTTATTCATTGTTTCTTTCTTATTTCATTCCAACAATTTTTACAGAAAATCTTTCCCGTTCCGTGCTGCCCGAACATTTCAAGACGAGGAAAACTTCCTCCGCAAGAATCGCATTTATGTAAAGGATGTTGATACCCCTGAGGAGCGTTTTCATAAATGCCGTCAAAGTCTAAAAGAAGTGAAATAGGATATCCTTCTTCTGACAAACGCAAAAATCTTTGATCTTCTTCTACGTTGAAAACTTTTATTCCCAAAGATTCACTCCCCAAACGAGTTTTATCTATCAAAATAGAATTATCTCTTTTAAAGCAAAATCCAGCACTTACGGGTATGAAGCCTTCCCCTATCTTTACATCGCAATGATTTATCGTCTCATTGAAGATAATGGGCATTAGCAAATACTCTTTCTTGAATATTATATACTTCATTTTATTTCTTCGATTTTAAAGTTAGCTACATCGGGATTGATACCACCTACCCAAGACATAAGTTCTTCCCGAGTCATAAGTTTCTTCAATCTCCGAATGCAGTGATACCAAAGATAACCTTGCCGAGCGTCCACGTAAATTATTTGAGCGACTACTGTTGTCGTGGCGTCTTTCAGTTCTACTACCAAACGTTTCTTTTCCGTAATCTGGGAAATGATTTCATCTACCTTCTTACGATCCATTCTATCTCTTCTTGACATTGCTTCTACATATTGACGATTCTTTTTCAATCGTCGATTTATACTCACAATTCGATAAGCACAGTAAGCTAAACAAACTACTACTATTATCATTTTTACGATTTCATTTTCCATGATATTTTACAATTTTATTCGATTTTCCAAAGTAAATTTTAATTTTCGAGGCAATCTTTTCATACAGCCGATAATTTGTCGATATTCAAAAACAAAAATAAAACCAATCCTAATGTTGATATGAGAAAAAGAATGCAATAATATTTCCACATAAACATTTCCTTTTTCAATCGAACTATTTCTTTTGCTTGATTAGATTTAAGTTGAGGATTTACTGCTTCTTTCTTTTCCGGCAAAGGTATTTGATTCTCGATTATTCTCTCCAATCTACTTGCTTCTAAATTCTCCACAATTTTAAAAGCGTCTCCAATAGCCTGATTCTTTTTGTAAGAGTTATAAACAGGCATAGCAATTTCATTCATGCGAGATAATAATTCCGGAATAATTCCATACAAATCGTATCTGGTATGTCCGTCCATCGGATAGAATTTACCATAACAGGAACCAGTCTTTTCTACTTCCGTGACCAAAGTATTAGTTCTTGGTCTTACTTGCCAAGCAAATTGTTTCCCAGTAGACGTAAAGATGGTAATGATATAAATTCCGTCATCCACAGAAGCGAAGTTGTCCAGTTCTACTTTTCCGGCAAGCAAATGGGTTAATATTTCTCTTTGAACTTCTTCTTTAGCTACTATCACGTCCCATTTAAAGCTTTCACACTCCGCATGTTTTCTTCTTTTAACCATATTCCTTAGTATTTTATTGGATTTATAAACTTTGTAAAAAAGAAAAGAGCTACTTTCTCAAGCGGCTCTTTTCCCGACACGACTAAATGCCTTGTGAATTTAAAATAAAAAAGATACAAAATGCTTATTCGTAATAATATAACTTTGCTAAATTTCTTCTACTTCATCAAGTCGATTCGTTTTTTCAAAGTAATGAGATAGTCATGCATTTGTATTTTTTGAAGCTCCATCAGAGCAATCTGATCCTCTCCAGCGATATCAATAGCGTCTTTTCTTCCAAGGAATAAGACTAACTTATTATGTTTTCCCATCAATTCATCATATTCGATACGCAAGCGGTCAAGAGGCGTATCAGCTACCTTATATGTCCTCTCAAACATATCTTTTGAAATCCATGATTCTTGACCATTGTCATAAATTACATGATAACCTTCGATAGAACTGCAATTCTTCGAAGTTACTGCATTAATTTCAATGAGGTTATTTTTAAAAGCCTCTTCCATTGTCATAGGTTCAGCGTCAATTAACGCTACTCTAATATACTTTTTCATATTTATATAGGATTATTGATTAAATGATTTAACTTTGACAATTCTTCTTTATCCATATTCACTTAAATAGCTAACAAAGAACTTCTCCAAGATTGAATTTGATCTGGAGTATTGATTAACATCTCATCCACGTCTATTCCCCACTCAATACTTTGAGAAATTAAATCAACAATCTTATCTGATAAACTTTCCAAAGTGATTAGCGTTTGCTTAATATCCGGATTAGTGGAGACGGTTGCATTAGCGGTAGTTTCGGTTGGTATTTCTCCTCCGCTGGTTTGAGTGTAACTTATCCGATAGTTTATGATTTCAGAAACAAGAACAGGCATAAGTTTAATTGCCGCTGAAACGTAATCCATTCCCATCTTAAAACGATTGAACGTTTGCTGGAAAGCGTCTTGTCCTATCAGATAATTATAGTTCAATTCAAAAGCCGCTTTATATTCATCGCTATTAGGATCCATTCCATATTGTTCTAAACCTGCGGTAACAATACTTTCGGCAACACTCTCAGGACTTAACGTATCAAACGATAAGTCCCCCAGAGAGTTATTTATCAACGCTTCTATTGCCTTCAAAGCGTCGTCTCGATTACTTGTTGCCATAAGTATTGAAGAGTTTAGAAAGGTATTGTTGACCTTCGGTTACCAAACCTTGTAATACAGAAGGGTAAATTCCTCCAAGAGAAAGAGTGTCCATCTTACTTACCGCTTCCGTGAACATTACTTTCAATTCTTGAACTTTTACATAATTAGAGAGACGATTGGATATATTCGGAGAATTGTAGAAATATTCTGTAGCCTGAGTGAAAGATATTTCCGTCAATTGACCGTTCATATCTATCGTATCTTTAGTTTTTAGAGTAGAATTGATGTAATTTACCGTTCCATCAGGATCAATGCTTTCTACAAAGTACGTTTGTTTGACTCTCCCCATGGAGAAAGAAATTACTTCATCCCCTACTTTCAATTTTACAGGCAGAAACTTATGAATAAATTCCGTTGATAAACAAGTAAAGGGATAAGAATCAGGCGCAGCAGAAATAGGCAAATATTCCACTCCATCAGCCCAGAATACATTATCAGAAGGACCATATTGTTTAATCTTACAAAATCCCGTTACTACATATTCTTCTCCTTGAGAAGTATAATGATCATTTATTACTATTTCCATACTTTTCCTTCATTTGATTTTCAAAATTTTCTATCTCTTTTTTATCTTGATCGCTTAACATGTTTAATAAGCTACTTGCGTCTTTGTTGAGAAGAAGGTTTTGATATTCTCTTTTTTGTTCAGGCTGTTTGGCCCAAGAAACTTGTTCCACCTCCATTTCATATTCTACAAAGACGTACTTTTGTTTATTTACAAAATTATTGTAATAATGGATGAAGATATTAAACATTATCACATCTTTGTATTTTGTAAATCTTTTAGCATATTCTGGCCAAAAGGTCAGACTTGGTCCATTATCTCCGGATGTTGGAGAAATAAGATGCTGAACGTATTGATAACGTCCTTTCTCGTCCGGCAATTCACTTCTCAATAGAAAGAAATTAGCTCTTTGTTTCTCCATTCTTTTCCTCCTTTTTCTTTGAGTTATTACTCGGTCTCTTATCCTTCACTTTAGGAACTGGAATAGGATTCCTTGGAGCTTGATGAATTGATTCTTCTGCCTTATTCAGATCATCTTGATAGGCTTTTTCTTGAATATCTTCCATAACATTTAATTTATAATGATTTTCCCTTTTATATCTCTTGTAAAAACATTCCCCCAAACGTAAATCAACTCTCGTTTAGCACGAGTGAGAGCGACATATTTTAGGTTATTTTCTTGCTCGTACTGCCACGGTTGAGTAGCGTATTTACTTGGAATTAACTCTGGGGATAGAAAGAATATGCGTTCATTCTCCAGACCTTTTGCTTTATGTATAGTACTTAGTAAGATTCCCTGTACTTCGTCGGTGAAAATGCCTTCAATTAGTTTCTTCAACTGAGCGACCGTTCCCACCTCCTCCATAAGACATTGTATAACTTCTATCTTTTGATTTAGTATTTCAGTTTTAGGATGAAGAGACGGTTTTGAAACTCCTCGACTACGCAACTTTTTTAAGAGACGGTTTTGCTCTATTTCCAACATTACATTTAACCCGTGCAATGTCTTTGCTCCCGTCTTACTGATAAGGCTCAGTATTCCTTCTCCAATTTCTTTTCCACGTATCTTTGACTTTATCTTATTTTTCATCAACCAGAGATAAGCTTGAACTAATGGTTTGAGATTTCTACAAACAATCCAATCCCCCTGTTGAAGCTCGGTTAAACTTCCCGACCTCACTTCTCCTTCTTCTGCATTAGGAGCATAAGATATTTGAGGCACTATGGCTTGCGCTTCTCTTACAATCGCTTTAGCACAACGATAAGAAACACTCAAAGGAAGGTTCAACGCTTCTCCATTTATAGTCGAAAGCTTTTCATAAGATTCAGCATCCGCTCCCGCAAAACCATATATTGCCTGACGCTCGTCTCCTACTGTAATTAATCTTCCTCGACGATTCAAAGCATTTTTAATAATAGCGTGTTGAGCTACTGAAAAATCTTGACTTTCGTCGCAGAATACATAATCATATTTCTTACAACGCACTATGGGATCAACAATAGGTTGATAAATCATATCCATGAAATCGTATTGAGCCTTGTCTTTATTCATCAATCGAAACACTTTCATTGCGATTTCGATTTCCAATTCACCTACATTTAAATCATAATGATCCGCCAATTCTGCAATCTCTTTCACATCCAAAGAAGTTAGATTACAACGCATAAGGTCTATGATCTTGGGGATAATGTAAAAGAAATAACCTCGCTTCGTTGCTCGTATCTCTTCCTCATATTCTTTAAGCACCTTTTCCACCTTGCCTAAACATTTATTAGGATTCATCTTAGCTCGGTTACCATAGCGACTTAAAATTGATCTCCAACCATAAGAATGTATTGTCATTATATCTATTCCATCCCGTCTCTCTATCCTATCTTTCAACTCATCAACAATAGAATTATTAAAAGCAAGGAATAAGGCGGTTTTATTCTTGGGAATGAATTTCAATAACTCTAATAAAACCGTAGTTTTACCTGAACCCGCTACGGCTGAAATGTTTAGATTGTCTTCCGTTTCTTTAAATGCTTTATAAATAGCTATTTGATACTTCGATGGCTTCATTCTTATCTACTCACTGAACCCCATTTAAACCAAGGAGTATGAGTAGAAAAATCCATTCTCACTACATTCCCCCTCTCCATTACTTCTCGAAAACGAGTCAATAAATTGCTTCGATCTGGTTGGGCTCCGTTTATTCTTAAAAAGTCGGTTATATTTATTCCTTTGATAGAATTGAAATCTACCGACATGGCGGGTGATTTAAATGCTTCTTTAAACTCCATAACCGTAAAGTAAAAAGCTGAATTATCGGGATTGATAATTTGAAGAATGGTGTGACCTTCTTCTATCAAAGTCTCAATCGCTTTTTGATGTTGATTAAATGATCCAATTTCCATTTTAAAATTCTCCTTTTTCTTGATAATATCTAATCATGTCTTTCATCCGTTTCAAACTACGGGAATACTGCCCATTAGTCACGTCCGGATTCTCTTCTAAAAACTCTGAAGTCTTCTGACCATTTAGACGGCTGCGAATGATCCTCATTTCTATTTCACTGAAGTTAAGATTTTCCATAAGAGCTTCCATGGTATCGGGTTCACGGTTATCATGCAATTGCGGGTGCATAGTGGCGATTGCGTCGGTCAATTCAGTTTGAGAGTTTTGTAATTCTTTTTGATAGTCTCGGTAAAAATTACGAGACATTGACTTGTTAAAATAAAAATAAAAATTATTTGTTTTGCTGACTTTAAACTTCTCCACGCACTTATCAAACATAACATAGCAATCCGCTATCATTTCGTCATGCGTAGGAATTTCCCGACAAGGCGTACCATTCAGAAGGTTGGTATAATTACAAATGTTCTTCTTTACTACGTCTTTCATCATTTTAAAGATAAACATTTTGTATCCCTGAATAGTTCGTTCGCTCCTCCTTCCTCGAAATTTAATCCTCAATAAGCATTTATTGATAAACGCCACTTTGTAGTGAAAATCTCTCTTAAACAATGCACCCTCCAAGCTCATATGTCGCTCCCTTCCGATTACTTGCCTAAATTCTTCATTTCCTTCATAGCCTTATCCATTAAGTAGTCCTTCCGTTCCTTAACGTGAGAATCAAAATGATCATGGCTACGCTTCTTCAGCATCTCTCTCTTCTTCTCAGGAGAGGCACTGGAGTATTCGGCTATCGCTAAATTTTTCTGAGAAAGTGGAATGTCTTTATTAGGATCGATTTCTTCTCTCTCCTTTCCGCAAGACGGACAAAGAGAGTTTTCTCCAGTTAACTTACCGTTTATGTACTTGTAGGTTTCACTACTGTAAAATTCGATTTCTTCAAATTTAGGACATTGGGGATTATTACATTTATATCTCATGGCATTATTTATTTTAAGTTTTCTTGTCTTCTTGCATATTCACAGATTAAAAGCGAATCAGAAGTCGCCAAAGTTATTTTTCCCACATACGGAAACAAAGTTTGAGCTTTTGACTTGAGCTTATTTTTCCAAAAAGTTTTAGTCTTATTCCCTCGGGTTCCTAATTGAAGTTCTTTTTGCCACCTCTGGGGCGTTACTTCAACTGTGGGTATTTTCAACAAAAAAAGGAGCATTTGAAGATGACCTACTCCATTACCGAAGTTGAACATTGCGGAACCTGACATTCCAGGAAGTCCTCCCACTTTCTCAATATAACAAACAGAATTTTTAGAATAAATCTTTATAAACGCAGCAATCTCCTGCATCGTAGGAGGCATTACCGACATGTCTATAACTTTTTGTTTATCAACGGAATAAATTACAATACCGCCATTATTTCCTGGATCAATAGCTATGATTTTTCTATCTCTGAAAAATTTAATACGATCTCGATTCTCCATATATTAAATAAGTTTACACTAACAACTTTTATTAGATGTAAACGTTGGAGCAATTACACGTATCTACTTACATCTCCGCTTTTGACAACGTATAGCTTATTCTCATTGTTGAAATTATCCGAAACGTTTTGGGTTATCATCAGAATTGTTATACCCATTTTCTCGAGAATCTTGATAATATTTTCTTGTCCTGTTGTATCAATTCCAGGAAAGCACTCATCCAAACAAAGTAAATTCAATCCACGTCCATTAGTAGACATATTTATAAGATGCTGAATACCCAGAATACCTGCTATATTGATACGTCCTCTTTCGCCTCCAGATTTTCCTAAAAACGGTTCAGCATTTATTCCATCATTCAAAGCAAATACATCTATCTTTTCCCTCACTTCTCCGGAGCGAAGAATTGTGAATCCATTTATCAAAACAGATAAGTCAACTCCAAATTTTCTGAGAAAACTATTGGTTATACCTTCTATGACTTTAATAGACTTATTAGCCAGATAAGTTGAGAATCCCGTCTTGCCCATATAATAGCTCCAGTAATTGATCATTTCCAATTCACCGTTAACTTTTTCTGCCTTCTCGGTACGTTTATCT